TTTCTGGAAGGTTTTTTACCCTATTTAGGTGGTCTTTTAGCTCATTTTTAGCTTCTTTTTCACTATAATCCATTGATTTTAAGACCGAAATGAGGGCTTTTTTGTCTATTATTTCACTTAAAATGGGTAATAACTTCATATAAATAAATACTATAATTAACCTTTTTTCTTCACTTGTTTGATTTCTACCTCGTATGGTCCAGTATTTGTCTTATGATTGTCATATTTCCAGATAATAATACTATCTTCAAAGGTAATTACCCTTTCAAATCTCTTATGTTCAATCGGTTTTTTAACTTTCTTATCACTCATAGAATACAAATATAATAAAATTTTTTTAAAAATTTTATTAATACTTATTCTTGAGATTCTTTTTCATCTTCTTTAAAAAAGTTTGTTAAAAATTTACCTACAACACCAGAAATGATTGACGATATTATCATAATCTTTAATTCTTGTGGTGTAAAAATTTCTTTTAGACTATCATATTGCCAAATACCGCCTACTGCAATAATGGTTGCTACAGCTAATAATGAATCTCCTAATCTTCTCCATTTTTTTGGGGTTGGTTTCCAATAATTTTTCATCGTAATTGTTTTATTTATAAATATCTTTAAAATAAAAAAAGGGACAGTAGCGAATTGTCCCTTTTTGTGTTACCGTTAACGGTAACGATCCTAAGAAAAACTTTTATTGTCCTTTTACAAGGTTTACACATTGTTTAAGATATTCTTTAGCTCTGGGTGATGGTGTATATTCATCATCTTTAGTTTGTAGTGCTAAAACCCTTTCAATATCCTTAACTAATTCAGTTCCGTGTTCATTTTCTTTATATAATTCAATAATCTTATCCATTGCTTTATGACAATCACCGGTTGTTTCGTCGTGGTAGTTTTTATTTCTAAATCTATTAAGATTATTCATCATATCGTAAGCTAAATGCGCACCACCATCTTTTACATCCTTGAAAAGTCTTAAGTTATTTAAAATACCTAAAGTATCAACCATTGAGTTTACGCCCATCCTTCTTTTCGAAACACCTGGTGCGTATTTAACGTATTCATCAGCCTGACCAACCATTTCATCTAATGGAATCATATTTTCTTCCATACACCTAGGTTTTGGTGGTTCTTTTTTCTTATTTTCTTTTTGTTCACCACCCATTTGAACATCACCGTTTTCTTTAATTACCTTTTCAATTAAAGCAACAAGCTCACTTTCTGTTAATCTTATTTTTTTCATATGATTATTTTAAAATAAATATGTTTTATTTAATCAATTTTAATGTATTTATATTAATAAATATCTAAATAGTTGATTATGTTAGACAATATTATAAAAAGAATTATAAATGAAGAAATAAATCACCCTATGATTCTTAAAGAATCTGTAAATATATCAGAAAATTTAAAATACCATCTAAACAATAGATTGTCTTTGTCTGAAAATGTCTTTAGAATTTTTTCACCTTCTTATTTTGAATTAATTAATGAAGTTAGAACCCTTTATAATAATGGTTTAATGGATGTTAACGATGAAGACTTATGGCTTGTTGAAAGTAATTTAGGTGAATCTGTAACTCTTGATAATGGAAAGATAGTTTGGTTAGATGTTCCATTTGAAATAAAAGAAACAATTAGTGAAGCAGTACATAGAGGGAAGAAGGTAAATCTTGGAAGTCCTTTTAGGACGCCAGGCGGACCAAAGAAATTTGCTGTATATGTTAAAACACCAGGTGGCGGGGTTAAAAAAGTTACATTTGGGGATCCTAACTTAAGGGTTAAAAACGCAAATAAAGCAAGAGCAAAATCATTTAGAGCTAGACATAAATGTGATCAGAAAAAAGATAGAACTACAGCAGGATACTGGTCTTGTAATGTTGGGAGATACGCAAAAAAATTAGGGCTTAAATCATCCAGAAACTGGTAATACATTATGAAACCATACGAAAGATTCATTAACCGTAGATATGTAAAAATATTCAACCACTTTTTAAAAGAAGTTGTTGAACCTATTGTTTATGACAAGTATCAAAAAAAAATAAAATTTAAATTATATGGTATTTCAGTACGACCAAAAAATTCTATTTATGAGGCAATACCTAAAGAAGATTTATTAGATTCACAAGCTACTGTAAGTTTTTTTATTGATTCTGAACAAAATGATTATTTGGAAAACATTAATTTTATTGAAGATTTAATCTTTTTAAAAGGTAGAAGTTTTTTACAATTACAGGAAGGTGACTGGTTGGGGTATAAATCAGAAAAGTTTCGTCTTGGGCTTAATTTTAATAAAAGACCTTTATATGATTTGGATTATGTTGTTGAAGATTCTGTAAACGAAGATAAACTGCCTTTTGTCCAAGAAGAAAAAAATGGAATTAAAATTAGATTGTTTAAAGAAAGTATTAATAGTGGTGAATTAAAATGGCATTTTGATAAACAAGATAGGAAAGTTAAAGTTGTAAAATCTAATAACTGGATGTTACAGATGGATAATGATATTCCAAAACCATTAAAGGAAGGTCAAACAATATTTATACCAAAAGGTGTTTATCATAGAGTAATAAAGGGTAGTGGAGATTTAATTGTAAAAATTAAAGAATATTAAAATGTCTAAAAGATTTATTATAACAGAGGGTGAAAGAAACCAAATAAAAAAACTTTATGGTTTGTTAACCGAACAAGAAAATACAACTGGTTGTACTTTTAGTGATGTTTATAAAAATACTTTAAGTGACTATAATGGGATAATGTCTAAATATGGTAATGACGTTAATAAAGTTTCTGAAGCTTTAACAATTAAAGCAAAAGAAATATTACAGAATGTAAAAAATAAAGATCAAAATGAAAATCTTGAGATTAGGTCTGCTTGTCAAGTTGCTTTAAATACTATAAGACCAAATTACCAAGACAAACCTTGGTTAATAATAGACCAGGTTAAAAATACGGTATATTTTTTTGATAATGGTGGAACATATTTAACTGGGACTTTAGCAATTATGGGAAAAGACAAACCAACTAAAGAATTTGAAGATTGGTCTAAAATGAGTTATGATGAAAGAGTTAAATTCGGTCTTGATGACCCAATATCAAGAGTCGGAGGTAGATTTGCACCTAGTGGTACGTTTAACGCCGGACCAGGACAAACATATAAACAATATACTGGTGCTGGAACACCAGAAGACCCAAAAAAAAATCTTTGGTCCTTTTTTGATGACTATGGTAAAGAATTAGTTCCGGCAATACACGGAGTTAAAGATACTAAAGAAAGAATTGATGCTTTTAAGTGTGTAAATGGTACAACACTTACTAAAGATACTAATTTAGATTTATCTAGTGGTTGTATAAATTTACCAACAAGTTTTTTAGATAAATTAGATAATATGGGAATTGATATATCCAAATATAAAATTTTTAGTTTAGGCGATAAAGACTACTTAGTTAAAAATTCATCAAATGTTGACAATTCAAATATTACGTCCGCGTAACGTATTTAATAGTGTTTAAACAAGATAAATCACTAGGATTACCACCAGCATACGAAATCGCACTTTGTAAAGATTCCTCAACTTCAGTTAACTTATTAAAAATAGATTGATTTTTATACGGAATTAATTTTTTAATACCCTCAACCCTATTAGTTTTTCCAGATTGTGACGATGATGCACTACCCCAGAACTCTTTATATTTCTTGGGCCCCTCTTCAATTAAACTACCCGGTGATTCATCATACCCAGCAAGCATACCACCAACCATAACCATTGACGCTCCTAAAACTAAACTTTTAACAATATCACAATGTTCCTTTATAGACCCATCGGCAATAATTGGAACCTTTGAGATTTTAGCACATTTTTTTATCATACTAGCCTGCCATCCACGATTACCAAACCCAGTTGAGTGGTATGTTGTACATGCAGAACCACCACCAATACCACATTTAATAGCGTCACAACCCCAGTCAGTTAAATCCTCAACAGCTTCTGGTGTACATACATTACCACCGATTAAAAACACGTTAGACATTTTACTTTTGATGTATTTAATCATTTTTTTCATCTTAATACAATGTCCGTGAGCAATATCAACAGTGATAAAGTGTGGTATTAGGTCTTCTGATACAAGTTCATTAATAAGATTATACGAATCTTCATTTACCCCAACAGAAATTGATGTAATTAAATTCATATCCTTCATCATTTTAACAAATGCAACCTCATCAATATTAAATCTATGTAGAATGTAGAAATACCCTTCTTTTGCAAGTTTAATTACCAAATCAACATCAATAATACTTTCCATATTTGCAGGAACGACCGGTAGTTTAAATGTGTGATCACCAAACTTACAACTTGTTTCACATTCAGTCCTACTTTCAACACGACTAAAATTTGGTAATAATGTTATGTTATCAAAATCAAATACTTTTTTCATTTGTTTTATTTTATTAAAATAATAGATATATTTTATATTATAATCAAATAAAGTATTTATTATTATGAAATTTAAAGATTTAATATTAGAAGATGGTAGAAGAAAAGAAATCATCAGAACTTTGGTTAAAGATATTATTGAACTATACAAAAAAGAAAACGATGGTGAATTTTATCTTCCGGACTATAAAGACGAGGATAAAGATTTTTACGAATTTCCTAATTTTGGCGAAGCGTTTGTTTTAGAAGTTGTTTTAGAACCAAATGAAAGTCTTGAAAGTTTTAAGGTAAATGCCAATTACTACCATAATGAAGACATAATTGAAGTAACAATTGAATATAACCCAAATAATAAAACAAGAATGACCTATGATTTGGTTGGTGAATTAAATGAAATAATTGCTCACGAAATAAGACACATCAATCAAAAAATAAAAGGAACATTTGATTTAAGTGGACCAGAAGAAGAAGATCCATACAAATATTACACCCAACCACACGAACTTGATGCTCAAGTCTTTGGATTTAAAAGATTATCAAAGATTACAAAAACACCAATGGATGTTGTGGTTAAAAGGTGGTTTAAAACGCATGGCGATGTTCATAGACTAACAAACGAACAAGCACAAGATGTTATAAGTAAAATTTTAAATTATAGAAAATGAGAGTTCCGTCACAATATACTACTAAAGTAGAAAAAATAAAAAATATTATTTTATCAAGATCTGGGTTATTAACAGAATACGGTCTTAATAACCTTAAAATGGAGGTCGAAGAATTTTACGAATCTGGTGATAACGAAGTTTCTGAAATTGTATTTAGTCTTAAACTAAATGATGTTGAGTGTTCTGAATGTGATTTTGAACCAGAACAAATTGGAAAAACAATTTCAGAATTAAGAGATAGGTTAACAAGAGCTGCTAGTTTTTATATCTCACCAACCTTTGAATTAAAAAGTACCAAAAGTTCTCTTAGGGGTATTTTATTTTATGATTGTAAAATTTGGAGGGCTGAATTTCAAGAACTAACATTTGGAATTTTTTATGATGTTGGAGAAGAATATTAAGATTTAAATCTTTTTACAATTTCTAACATTAATCTTTTTGCAAAATTACCACCAAAACTAACAACTAAAAAAGCAACACTTCTCTCAATAATTTCTTTAACGTCAACTTGACTTCCAGATTGTGCCGCTTCATATAATTCAGGTAATATCGGAATTAAAAATGTATATGCTAACATATTTGATATTTTAGAAGTTGGTACTGCTAAACTTTCAATGAAGGATAAAAAAACATTTTTTAATTTATCAGCAACTTTTAATGCACTATCAAATTCAAAAACAAGTTCTTTTTCTTTTATCTTATTTAAAACTTTACCCAACATTTCTTTATTTGAATGGTAGTATGTTAAAATTATACCTGTTGATATTAACGCTAAGTCGGTAGATGACATCTCTGGAAATTTACCTTCAATAAAATCTGAAACTGGTTTTACAAACCCTGCAATAGTTACACCCCAAGTTGTTAGAAAACTTAAATCCAAACCAACTTGATTTTTTGTTTCTTCACTAACTTTTTTAAAAAAAGATTTTAAGTCTTTTAGTTTCTCTAATAAGTTATTTTGTCTTTCTTCTGATAAAATTTTAATATATTGAGATTCTGTTATTATTATCTTCATAACAAATAAATATTTCGCTATATTTATATTTGTATGGCAAAGAGAATTAAATATTTAAAAAACGCACCACTTGAGGTTGGTGACGAAGTTGTTTGTGTTAATATGGACGACCAATTTTCAGCGGTAAAAGCGGGAACAACTGGTACTGTTAAATCAGTAAGTGAAGTAATGGGTAGTAAAATTTACTATGTTAAATGGGACAATGGCTCAAGTTTGGCCCTTCTTGATGATGTTGATCAATGGAGAAAAGTAGTTAAAGAAGGTGAAGAAGACCTAAATGAAAATTTTATGTTTTTTACAACAAAAAGAGCAATAATCAAAGAAATAAAAAAATAAGATATGGCACAATATTTTTTCAAAATGTCCCAAGCAGAAAAAAATGACATTTTAGACAAACATAAAACAATTTATGATGGGTATGTAACACAATATGGTCAGCAGCCAAATACACAACCACTATACGTTCAAGATTTTGCAAACGATAAAGGTGGGATTACTGTAAACAATAAAGGTGAAGTTATGCCATATACAAATATGAACATTAATGAAGATATTGATAGACACGATAGAATTGGTGACGGATCAATGGATTTAAAAAACGGAACTGTTGATTTATCTGGTGAATTTGATAATTTAAATAATGATGATGAGTACGTATCACTTGGTTTGCATGATAATGAAGAAGATGATGATTCATTGGATATTGTAATTGACATTGATGAGTTAGATGAGGAGTTTGAATACGATATTGATAGAGATTTCTCTGAAGATTTAGCAGGGCCAATGAATTACAAAGTTACTGGTGATAGTTTTAAAGATGAGGTTGATGATGAAGAATTACCTGATTTTATGGAAAAATTAAACGAATCACTTGATATGTTTAAAAGATTTAAAAGATATAATTAAAATGGAAATACAGGAGCTTGTTTCTTACTATTTATATGAAGACACAAAAAGAGTTGAGGTCTCATTTAGACTTACAACCGATTCCGAAGATGAAATAAGAAATGACGTTATTAATTTAGATGAATCAAAAGAATTTGGTTATGAATTAATACAAGAAAGTACAGACTTTTTTAATTTTGATGATGATGATTTTGATGATGATGACGATTCCGATTTCCAAACAATAGATGAAGATATATTACTTTCTTTTTTAAATGAATATTATATTGTTTATACGGAAAAACTACCAAAGGTTGAGATTATATAAAAAAGTCCGTAATTTCTTACGGACCAACTCTTGTTAAAAACAATGTTATTGATTCGTTTGGTCCAGATGAACCGTAAGCCCACTGTCCTGTTGAACGTAAAACCAAGGTTTCAGCGCCATCCTCAATTATATTAAAAACTTTTCTTGTTCCTTCATATTCAACAATTAAATTACCAAGTCTTGAATTTGTTTCGCCAACAACGTTATAAAAATATTCTTTACCCCAATATGTTGAACCGTCTGGCATTGGGCTTGGTGAAAAACGCATTATAACATAATCCATATGTAATTTAAAAAAACCAACAGCAATCGTATCAAATGGTGAATTGTCATTTGGATTGATATACATATCACCAGGATAAAAAACCATAGATTGTGGTGATGCTGTATTATCAGTTTGTTCATATGTGATTTTATCAATACGATATTCACCACTTAAAGATAAAAGTTTTGGTTGGGTGTATTTAACACAAGAACTTAAAGAAATTAGAATGATTAAAAGTTTAAAAATGTTTTTCATATTGTATTATTTATATATCTACAAAGATAGTACTTTTTTTTAAACCTACAACTATTTATAAAGAAATAATTTATGCAACTTGAAGAATTAATTGGTTTAATGGAAAAATATACCTTTAATAGTGATGTTGATGGAGAATTAGACGAACAAGATGCTGCTCCGGCTGCCGATTCTGGTGGAGGTGGTGGTTACCCAACTGTAACAAAGTGGGAAACTGGATTAACCAGAAGTGTTGCAAACACAATTGATGATAAAGTAACTTGGTCGTCATTATATAAAATTACAAGAGGAAAAGCAAATACTTTATTATGAATGAAATAAGTAAAAGGTTAGAACAAATATTATTAAATATGTCTTATAATCCAAAAATAACAAGACAGGAGAATGAAAAAATTATTCTTGAAAGACATAAGAGGTATTTGATTAATGAAGAGACTGAATGTGAAAGATGGGTTAGACTTAAAAATAAACCATTAGATAATAATATTGGTACAATACAAGATTACTTAATCGCATTAGGTTTTAAAATAACAAAAGATTGGGCTTTAGGTAACCCAACGTCAACGGCAATATGGACCCATCTTTTTGGTAAACCAGATACTCAAAAGACATCATTACAATTATGGCAAAAATTAAAAGAGAAGGGCTATAGTGTTGGTAACACGCCTGGTTGTGGTGGTATATGTCAAGGAGAGATTGCAAAAAAAATGTATGAAATTAGGAATAACAAATTAAAAGCTTGTGGTGGTATTGCTAATGTGGATTATGGAACAATAAAACATTTAGCTAGTCTTGGTTTAGATGGTTCTGGTGGTAATAGTAATAATCAAGCTATGGCTTTAGCTGCCCTTAAAATTACAAAAACAGCGACTGATAGGATACAAAGACAAGTTGGTGGGAAAGACTTTCAAAAATACGGAGTTTGTGTTAAAATAGTTGGGTCAACGTGTGCTCCAGGAACCTTTAAAACATATAATTATTTTGATATGGCAATGGCAGAAGACATTAATAGTCTACAAAACCAAACTTTTAATGGTAAAACATTTAAGCCACCACAATATTGTTTTTTACAAAATTTCTATTTTGATTATGGGAAAATTATTAAACCGGTACAAGACGCAACATCACCTACAGCGCCACATAATAACTGGATGTTTCCGGATGGTGTTTGGAACTGGTTTACAACATATTGGGAAACCGATAATGCTAATGAAATTTTAGGTAAAATAGCATCACTAACAACAGGTATTAGTTCACAAAGTTTTAACGCATCAGACAATAATGATTATGGAGAGCCACGCTATACGATGTGGTCAACAGAATTTTTACACGATATATTTACAGTAGGAGAACTGGGTGCGTTAGCTGGAGCCTTCGCGTTCCCACCATTAGCACCTATTCTATTTGGTGTGTCTTCAGTTTTTGGAGCAGCTGACGCTGGAACATATTTTGCCGAAGGTGATACATATATGGGATCTATGATGTTAGGTTTAGAAGTTATACCAGGTGGAGAACTTATCAAAATACTTAAAGCTAAAAAAATAGGGGTTGAAGCCCTTGAACAACTTGGGGAACAAGAAGTTAAAAATATAATTAAAAAAGGGATGGCTGGTGAAATTACTGAAGCAAGTGAAGCTAAAATTTTTAATGCTTTTGTAAAAGAAAAAGATAAGATTGCACCAGCAATGGTTGAGGCTATGCAACAACAAGCAAAAAAAAATGTGAAAGAATTGGGTAAGACATATGGTGAATTTGTAAAAAAAGGTGTGGATTTATCTGGAAAACCATCAAGTTCTTGGTCAACGTTTTTTGATTTTATTGGTAGATTGTCGAAAGCTACCGGATCATTTCCAAAAATGGCTATAAGTGTTGGTGGAACAATGTGGGGAATTGATCAACTATATTTAGCATTATACGGTAGAGATGAAGATAGACAAAATTCAGATATTAGAAAATTATATTATTTAATTAAAGGTGGTGGACTACCAGAAGAAGAAGCGGCAAAAAAAGAACAAGAAAGATTGATACAAGAATTTGCTGACAAGTACCTTAAAGACCCAGAAAAAGCTGTGGCAACACTAATAAAACAAGGATCAGATACCGGTAAAGAACAAGGTGCCGCAGCAGAATGGCTACTAACTAGGGTTAGAAATGTATACAATTCAAACGTAAAAAACAAAAAACCAGGATATGTCGGTAGTGGAAATGAAAATGTAATTCCAACACCAACAATACAAGAAGTTTTAAATTCTGGTAAAAAGTTTTCATATGGAATGACAAGTGATGACTTATTAAAAATTAAAAATAAAGTTAGAATTAATTTTGGTAATGCTTTAAATAAAGAACTACTAATGAAAACCATAAGTAATCCGAATTTTGATGATGATTTTTTAAGTGTAATACTTGATTTCCAAGAGAATGTGGTTAAAAATTTTTACGGTAAAGAAATAACCGAAAGAGGTCCAATTGGACTTGAGACATATTCATATATAGTTAAAGACCCAATTGAAGCTTTACCAACTAAAACTACAACACAGGCACTTGACTCACTAGAAGAAGATAAATATGAGTATTTTAACTGGAGTTCTAGAAAATCAGAATGGGTTAAAATAACTTTTGGTGAATATGAAAAATTAAAAGCTAGTGGTGATAAAGTTGAAAAAAAATTAATTATTGGTAATATAACTGGTACGGATAGTTTGAAAAACCTTGACCCGGCAACTTTAAATAGAAAAGAAAGAAAAAAATATTATAAAAATCAAGAACAAGTAAAACAATGGTTAGATTTTTATAAAGTGCAAGCAGCACAACAAACAATAACACCGGAACAAAAGCAAGCGCTTGAGGATTTATCTAGTTTACCTTTGAGGTAATTCGGTTTTTTTTCAAATAACTAATATTTATATATAAATTAAAAATATGAGAACAAATAGATTTGATAAAAGTTTAATTCTACTTGAGGAGTTAAGTAGAATTAATGAGATTATGAATTTTACAACAAAACGTACATTATTAACAGAAAGTATTGTCGATGATATGATTGGTTTTGCTGTTAGGAAAGGTGGTGGTAACGTCACTAACCCAACAATGTTAGCTAAACTTGAGGATGACTTTCAAATACCAAGAGGGGTTCTGGACGCTGATGAAATTGCTGGTGGGTTAAAAGCTGGTGGTGACGCTGGAGCTTCGGCTTTAGGTAAATTATACAAACAAATACCAGTAGCAAAACAAGATGAATTTTTAAACGGTGTTTATGCAAATTTAACAACAGCACATGGTAGACTACTAAATTCTATGACAACACTAAAGCAGTCAGCTGGAATGGGAAGTGAAATAACAAAAGCCGATTGGGATAGTTTTGTTAAACAACAAGGGGATGAAGTTATATCAACCACAAATCCTGATTTAGCGAAATTAGTTGATGACTTAAAAACAAAAAAAATAGACGCAGCGTTACGAAGAGGGTTAATTGATAGTGGATATTTTAAAATTGTTGATGACACTAGTGGTACTGGAGCAAGAGCTGCCGATGACGTTGCCGATGACGTTATTTCAAACCCAACTAAAGACGCACAAATTAAATTAGAATTTAATAAAAACTTTAAGGCAATTGAGGAGCAAGGTAAAGTACCAAAAGACTTCCCAAAAAATAAAGGTGATGAGTTCTATGATTATTTTTCTGAAAGAATCGGAAAGGCTATTGATGAAGGCGATATGACCGAATTGGAAAAAATCAGAAAAGAAATGGTTGGGTATTTTGGTAGTGACCCAAAAACAATTTTAAGTAAAATAGATATTTTTAAAAATAAATTTAACGCTTTGGCTGGTTTAGGAACTGATTTTATAAAAGGTTTAATTAAATTTTTAACTGAGGGTATTGGTGGACCAGCTTTAACTTTTTTGAAAAAATTTAAATGGACAATTGTTAGTATAGTCGCAATTGTAGGTACTGGTCTTTTTATTTATAATTATGCTACCGAATATGTTAATAGAAACAAAATGGGTTGTGATGCACCTGGAACTAGTTGTTTCTGTTGGACAAAAAATGTGTCTACGTTTGCAACAAAATCAGTTGAAGAACAAAAAGAAATATTGAATAGTGGTATTGGCTGTGAAGCATTTGAAGGTGCCAACCCCCCAATCTCTGTTGAAACTGAAGAAAACCCAGTTACTGGAGTTCTTCGTACTGTTATTAAATTCAAAGACGGAACAAAAAAAGAATTAAATACTGGTAAAGAAATTAAAGCACCTGTTAGTGGTACTGGAACGGGTACTGGAACAGGTACTGGTACTGGAACGGGTACTGGAACTGGTACTGGAACTGGTACTGGTAAACAATATTCATATAATAAAACTGGAATTTTAGCGTGGGCCAAAGATAATAATTTATCACAAAATGGTGATGATTATGATTTTGCTAATGACGGTGGTTTTTATAAATCTGGTTCTGATTGGCAGGAATTATTTTATGTTGATGCTGACGGAAAAAAAACAACAGGAACTCGTGATGCCACAAGTGGTACTTGGTCAAAAACTGTTAAATAATAAATTAAAAATTTTTATATAAAATGTATTGTTGTAAAAGTCCTAGGACAGGTAAATTTGAGGAGTGTGGTGCTTCGGACTATAGTATTATAACGGACGATGCTAAAAGAAAAGTAGCACGTAGTGGTAATTGTTCACAATTTAATTCTGGTACTGGAACTGGTGGCACTGGAACTGGTGGTACTGGAACTGGTGGTACTGGAACTGGTGGTACTGGAACTGGTGGTACTGGAACTGGTTCTGGGGTTAGTTATTCTGTTTGTTCTGGGCCAACTTATTCAAATGGTTGTAAAGATTCCGGAGCACCAAATCCTAATGGACCTATATACAAAGTACAAGGATGTATTGGTGCGTCACAAGATAGTAAGTTTGGACCAAAAACAGAAAAAGCCCTTAAAGCAAAAACTGGTAAAACAACATTTAAAGAAAGTGATGTTGAGAATATCTGTAAAGGTGTTTCAGTTGATGACCAATCGCCTAATAATCAAGGTGGTGTTATGGCACCAGAAAAACAAAAAGAATTTTTTGTAAGCTTAAGTGGTACAGGAAGAGTTTACGATGGCTATATTCACGAATTTTCATCTAATTCTGATTTAACAGGTAGAGACGGCTCAATTTATAGATATTGTTATGTTAAGAAATTTGAATGTACAAGAAATGAACAAGGAAAAATAACAGCAATCGGAAATGGTATACCAATTTCTGGAAAAGCTGATGTAACATTTTCACCCAATCATTTATTTGTTTTATTATTTCCAGATTTACTATATGGATATATGGAAAAAAGAAATGAAATTATTACAGATCCATCCTATACTTGGAAACCTGGGAATGCTGTATTTTTGGAATCAAAAAGAAGAAGAAAATTAAGTGAACAAAAAATTGAGTTCGCACCAATACTTGGTAGTTCTTGGAATTTCAGTCCAAGTAACACAACTAATCAAAGTTCAAGTAGTACAACTAATCAAAGTTCAAGTAGTACAACTAATCAAAGTTCAAGTAGTACTAGCGTTTTAAGTAATTTTAATGAAGTAGAAGAGACTGAAAAAGTTATGAGACCCATAAAAGAAAAAGCTTTAAAGCTTATTGACGAATGGGATGATAGTAATTCAAAAAAATTGGCTATTAATCCAGCTAAAGGTAAAATTAATACCGAAATTGATAACGCAAGAACACAAATACAAGGAAAAAACCCTAAAGATTTTTGTAGTGCTGAAAATAAGGCTGAACTAGTTAAAACAAAAGAAGATTTGGTAAAAAAGAAAGCTGAGTTGAGTTTTGCTTTAAGTAAAGAAGATGAATCATATATGAGTCAATTAGAATCTTTATTAGGTCAAGTTGAATCAGAATGTGTTAAAATCGAAAAGAAAAAAAGACAATCACAAAATACTAGTGGTAGTCAAGGTTCTGGAAGTAGTCAAGGTTCTGGAAGTAGTCAAAGTCAAGGTAGTGCAACTATTGTTAGTGGAAGTAGAAAAGATGAACTAAGAAAAATGTTTGGTTTTGTTGATTCACAAGGAAATACAGTACCACCAAAGACTAGAATTCAGTTAATGAATAAAACACCAAATAAAGGTGTTGGTGGAACAGGGAGTATCCAACATGCGATTGATAAGTATGATGCAAGATCCGAATGGTTTGAAGATTATAACGAACTAATGGATATCGAAGGTCTTTCTGAATATAAATTAAGATTCCCAGAAAATTTTGAAGTTGAGGAGTATGCTGGAGAAGTTATTGATAAAGAAAACTATTCAGAATTAACACCGTTAGAAGGCGAATCTAGTTCACAATATAAAAAAAATACATTTGGTAATTTTTTAGAAACAAAATCAACTTTACCTATTTATCAAACTCAAATGGGTCGTAGTGCTGCTAGTACTATGTCTATTGAATGTAATGCAGAAACATTAAGAGATGAATTAATTATGTATTTAAATACTGCATTTGCAGCATCAAGATCAACTAAAGGTAATAGAGAAAAATTAGATGAATTTGAAAGATGTTTAGCCAAAGGCGATGTTCGTAGAGAATTAAAACAATTAGGACCTTTAACAGAAGACGATTTCCTAAATGTAGATCAAGATCGATTACCTTTTGGTATGTTTAAGAAAAAATTAGATATGAATGATATAATTAAACTATTAAGAGGCGAAGAAGTTAATGGTGTTGAAATTACAAATAACAATTTTATAGATAAAGACTTTTATAGAGAAGGTTTTGCAGTTTACGAATCAGTAAGAAAAACAGTTAAGAAAAATTTAAGCGAAGCAATAACAAAAAAGAAAAATTTAAAACTTACAGAATCTACTTTAACTAAAATTTTAACAAACATAAAAAGAAATGGATACTAAAGATACTTGTTTGGTGTAGTTACCGAATAAGAATAAACCATCTAAAAGAAGGAGGTGTTTAAGTATCTAGCAAGATAGGAACTTCGGTTCCTATTTTGTTTTTCACCCTATTCATTTATTGTTTTTTTATTTTATATTTATTTCTATGAATCAAACAATAGTACAAACCATCTTTGAGAACGACACAGTGTCGGAATTAACTGTAGCACTTCCAGTTTACAATAGTAAAAAAATTGCTTGGATATCTATAGAAAGTTTATGTGAACAAATCAATATTGATTTTAATTGGGAATTAATTGTTTATGAAGAAAAACACGAACAATCTGTATTTCCAGAACTATTTGATTTGTATATCGAAAAACTAAAATTGGTTAATTGCTCAAGAATTGTATATATAACAAATAATGAAAAAGTTTCTTTAGTTGAAAAATGGATTGAAATTGGAAAAAACGTAAGTGACTCATCAAAATGTTTTTTACTTCAAGCTGCCGATTGTTATTCACCAAAAACAAGACTTAAAATAAGTTATGAAAAAATTGTAAATGAAGACTATGATTGGTATGACCAAACAAAAGGTTATTTTTATTCATTTATAAGTGATAGGGTTATTTTATATGACTATAAAGGTTTTACAAATCTTAATATGTCATTAAAAACGGAATACATAAAAACATTGTCGTTTTCACCTTTGAAAAAAGGTATTGATGGGTACATATATAATTACTCAATAATTTCTTGTAAACAATCTTCCAGAAATTTCAGAAGATACTTTGATGATGAACTCTATAATGATAGTGTTGACACACACGGTCATAATAATATAAGTCATGCCAGAGAATCATATTTTGATACAAAACCAAATATTTTCTCAAAAACAAATTTAAATGTTAATGATTTAGGTTGGAATAATAATATAAAAAATTCAATAGATTCAACATCCATATATGAACTTACAATAATAATATCAACATATCTAAACACACAATATTTGGAAGAGTGTTTTGATTCTATTATTAATTCCATTGGTGGAAAAAAGGTACAAGTTTTAGTTGGTATTGATTCTTGTATTGAATCAAAGGAACATATAGAATCACATAGTTATCCAGGTTATTTTGAATTTTTCTTTTTTAAAAAGAACAACGGTCCTTATATTGTGTTTAATACTTTATCTAAACTGGCACTTTCTAAAAACATTTTATTTTTTGGTTCAGATGATATTATGAATTTAAATATGGTTGAGGATTCGATTAATGGTCTTATGACTCACGACTGTGTAAAACCATATTATACAAATTTTATCGATGGAAAACCATTTAATTCTCAAACAAAAAAACACATTGGTGAAGGTGTATTTGCAATTAAAAAAGATATATTTGAATATATGAATGGGTTTGAACCTTGGATGTGTGCTGCAGATTCAGATTTTATGGGTAGACTATACGGTACAAAACAATATAAATTTAAATTTACAAATAAAATTAATTTTTATAGAAGAATACACAAAAATGGTTTAACAAGTAGACCAGACACAGGGATGGGATCAAAATTAAGAGCACATTATGGGACTTTAGCAAGACAAAGAAATTCTGTTGGACCAATACAGAATATGGTTATTGAACCTTATGTTATACTTCATACACAAACACTAACAACACCAAAAAAAGAAATTAAAAGTCCAAATATACCAAGAGTTGAAAAAAACATATCTCCTTTAAGTCTGTTACAAACTAAAGACTCACAACCACAACCTATTAGGAATTATACAAGAGAAGAAATTAAACATAGACCACAATCACAAATAAAAGAAAGGCCACCAATTAGTCAAGTAAAACAAGAAAATGAAATAGAAAGACCAATTGATAAAAATTCATTAGCAAATAAAGCAAAAGGTGTTTTGGTTAATAAAAAAACACAAAATCCAAAAGGTGGTGGTTTTAATATTGGAAAAGACTCTTTAAGAATTTGATTTATCATTTTTTTATTGGTATAATTTAATAAAAAAATATGTACGTAATAATTAAACACATTAAAATGAATGATAACAAAAAAAGAGTTCCTGTTATCATATTAAATAGTGAATCTGAAATTTTAGAATTTAATTCACTTGAGGAAGCTAAAAAAATGAGAGAGATATTTGAATTAAATTCAGATTCTGGACACACATACGAAGTTAAAGAGATTTAAAACTTGGTCCCGTAGCTCAATTGGATTAGAGCATCGCCCTTCTAAGGCGAGGGTTGAAGGTTCAAATCCTTCCGGGATCACTAAAAAAATAGTATGGAAGATATATTTGAACAAATACACAATGAATTTATAAACTCTGAAGATTATTTTTCATACCTTCAAGATATTTATATCTATGAAGAAAAAAGTAATACTAACGGAATCTGATTTAATAAGACTTATTAAAAGAATTATTAAAGAAGAAAAGTATTCCGAAGAAGACCTTAAATATACACACCCAAGAACAGGAGTTGCTTGTAAAATTAAAGTTGCTGAAAATAAAGTAACAAATAGAGAATATTCAAAATTCGGTGCTGTATTAATTTGTGATAACTATAATGACGGTGAATATATGATAACAGCTGAATTACCGGTAAGTGGACCAACACCAGAATATGTTAGTGATTTTATTTGTGGAAATATTGAAAGGACCTATGAAATTTTGGATGGAATGTTAGACCACGAAGAATTTGATGAAGAATTAATGGAAGAAATAGAACATAGACGTTGGAATATTATTGACGAACCAATAATATGTAGTTCTGAAGGGCCGAAAAAAAAATCTTGGGAATACTAAATAATAATATATTTATAAATAAAAGATTATGAAAAAAGTAGTTAAACTAACAGAATCAGATTTAACAAGAATTGTTAGACAAGTTATTAATGAAGACAAAGAAGGTAAGAAAAAAACTATGGACGATATTCCAGATAGGTTTTTTAGAAATTTTTTATCTAAAACTAGTGATATAATGACAAGTGAGGAGTTTTCGGATATTGAGTCAATTTTAGGGAAAAGAGTGAGTGCAAATGGTGCCGGTATGGGGGATGTGTTTGAAAAAATATTCCAAGAAGCAAGAAGAAGAAGATAAATAAAATAAAAAAACTTGTCAATTAAAAAAAATAACCTATCTTTGTAACAGAAATTAAAACTTTTAGTAATAACAGTATATTTATAACAAAACAAAAAATGAAAACAACTAATAAACATATGAACATTTGTAATCCGAGCATTCAGTGGTCGTTTAACGTGTATCTTACGTTTAAGTCGCATATTAGGGCGTTTTCATTTATGAGTTGATAAAGATTAACAAAAATAAAAAGGAATATAAGACCCGGACTCAAAACAGTTCGGGTTTTTTTATACCCAAAAATTTGGTTCCTTAGTATAGTTTGGTAATATCCCGGCTTTGTAACCCGGAGTCATCAGTTCGACCCTGATAGGAACCTCAAAAAAGAAAAAGTTCTTTGACATATTGGTTTCATAAAAGGAGAGATAATCACAACGGCTTGTGACACCGTCTTGAAAACGGTTGGTACTGAAAGGTATGGGGATCGACACCTCATCTCTCCTCTGTAAATTGCGGGGTAGACGAATTAGGCAAAGTCACCAGGTTTTGACCCTGGAGGTAAATTACCATTGGAGGTTCGATCCCTCCCCCCGTAGCAAAAAAAAAAATAACGAGTGTGTGGTGTAATGGTTGCACAGGATGTTTGGGACATTCGGGAGACGTTCGATTCGTACACATTCGACTAATAAATAAACAAATAAAAACAAGTGTTATGGAAAGTGACAAGTATGACAAACAGAATCCCTCGAAGCTTTAAAGTGAAGCTTTCCGCTTTTAACGGAAAGAAGTCGGAGCGTTACCGTCCGGGGGAACAAAAAAAATTTAGTAAAAAAGAACGATAATTACCAAAAAATGGTTATCTTCGTTCCAAGAAACTAAAACACACTCTTAGCTCAGATGGTAGTAGCGTTTGTCTGATACGCAAAAGGTCACAGGTTCGACCCCTGTAGAGTGTACAAATAATAAGGAAGTGTTGAGCATTTGGCTGGCTCGCTTGACTGTAAATCAAGTCCGAAAGGCGTGTAGGTTCGACCCCTACCACTTCCACACTGGACAGGTAGCTCAGTTGGTAGAGCTCAGGATTGAAGATCCTGGAGTCGGGGGTTCGACACCCTCCCTGTCCACAAAATAAATAGAAATAATGAACAGAGTATTTAGAACGGTTAACGGTGAAACAATTCCTGATGTGGTAAAACATACCTTAGATGTTCTGAAAGAATGTCCCTGGGTTGAGGTCCACATTGGTACAGATTCACAAAATCACAGAAGAAGTACAATTTATGTTACGGTTATTGCATACCGGTATGGAAATCGTGGTGTTCACTACATACTACATAAACAGAAAGTGAAAAAAATTAAAGACAAATGGACACGTCTTTGGAATGAGGCCGATTATTCAATTGAGGTTGCCGAATGGTTAACCCAGAAAGTGAAGGTGATAGTTGAGATTGATTTAGATTATAATAGTCAAGAAAAACATTTCAGTTCAAAATTGGTTCAACCTGTTGTTGGGTGGGCAACGTCGTTGGGTTATAAAACAAATATTAAACCTGACAATCAAATTGCAACAAAAGCGGCAGATCATCACTGCCGTTAATATAAGGACCTATGGCCGAGAGATTTAGGTGCCGGTCTGCAAAACCGGTTAGATTGGTTTGATTCCAATTAGGTCCTCAAATAAATGCCCCTGTGATGGAATGCAGACATGCTGGTTTTAGACACCAGTGCCGAAGGGTGTGAGAGTTCGAGTCTCTCCGGGGGTACAAAACTTTATTGTTTTTTTTTGTATACTGTTATATTTATATTAAAATGTTGATATGAAAAGAATTATTAGATTAACAGAATCAGATTTAGCAAGAATTGTTAGACGAGTGATTAAAGAAAATGAAGAAGAATGGATTTCACAATCTGAAGATATGGAATCAGATGTGGACGTTTCAAAAATGGAATTAGAACAAAGTAGTAAAAAAGCGACAGAACGATTGAGTTCTGAAGAACAAGATATGTTACGTGATTTTATAGAAAGTAACGGTATCAAATCTTTACAATCTATGATTAAGGATTCTCTGGAGTCTGTATTAACGGAAGATGATGAAGAAGAAATGGGTGATACTGAATACAAAATAAGAAATATTCTTGATAAAATTATTACTTATAGTTCAGTTGGTGCTGGATTGGCAGTTATTCCAGCAGCAATGTTTATAAGTGGGGGAATTGCTGCAGCTTTAGGGGTTTACGCTTTAGCAAGTAATACTCTTAGAGACGCCGCTTGGTTTAAAAGAAAAGGTTATGATAAATACCAATCGGGACACCATTACGGAAAATCCGATAAAAGTAGAAATAATAGATACTAAAATGAAAAATTTACATATCATATTATTAGGCGGATTGGCGATAGCTGAGGATTGTTCCTATAAGGAGATGGTATGATAAATTAATGCATAATAAATTTTGAAACCCATCTCCAAAAGAGGTGGGTTTTTTTGTTCTTTGAAATTTTGATAATTAAAAAATTATTTATACTTTTGTCTTATGATAACATTTGATGATATAGAATTTAAACCACACACATCTGGAGATGGTGTTCACGGATTGATATTTTTTCCTGGTGGATACGGACTTTCAGTTGTAAGATATAAACATCCTTATAGTACCAGATATTCGTCTTATACAGACGATAAAACCTGGGAGGTTGCAATAATTAAAGGAAGGAAGGGTAATTGGAAAATTTGTTATGATACAATATTAACAAATGATGTTTTAGGTTTCCAAACAAAAGAAGATATAAATAAAATAATTAGTCACGTTCAAAGATTGTATAACGATGAAAACAATTGAGATTACATACCAGGAGATTATGATGGCAACAAGGCCAAATGTGTATCGTAATAAAAAGAAATACACAAGAAAAAAAAAGTTTAAAAAAGATTTGGTAGATTGAAATAAAATACATATCTTTGTTAAAGACAAGTGGTTGTAAGAAACGGGAAACTCGTAAAGTGCATTAACCTGTTGACTCAAGATGGTGAAACGAGAGTTTGAGTCAACTACTAAATTACAAGTCTAAATAGTCAAGTGGCGGAATTGGCAGACGCTGGGAGATAATACTCAAAACTCCTTGGAATAAGGTAACTATTACACTTATTCCGTGAAGGTTCGAATCCTTCTTTGACTACATATCGCGGGAGATAAAGTTGATTTCTCTAAAAAAAGTTTGTAGTGATAGGTATTTTTGAGCTTTAATATATATTTATATATATGGAAAAACTTAACAAATATCAGAAAGGAGCACAAACAACAAAGAAAATTTTACAAGAGCGTTCTTTGAAAAATTATTATGATAACCCAAAGATTTGTAAAAATTGTGGTAAAATAATTGAGGTTAAAGAAAGTGAAAAACCAAGACACGTAAGAAAAAAAACTTTTTGTAATAGTTCTTGTTCTGCGACTTATAACAATAAAGTTAGAGAACTGAAAAGAGAAAAAAAAGTAGTTGAAGGTATTAAAAAAGAAAAAAAAGAAAAGTTTGAATTTTTGTTAGATATGACAAAAAAAGAACTATATGAAAAACACGGAGTTTATTATAAATTTAGGGCTGTAGTTAGAAAACACGCACATTATGTTTTTAATAAACACACAACAAAAAAAGAATGTTTAATATGTGGATATTCTAATCATGTTGAGGTTTGTCATATAAACTCAGTTTCGTCTTTTGGTGGTGATGAATTAATAAGAAACATAAACTCAATTGATAATTTAATCGGTTTATGTCCTAATCATCATTGGGAGTTTGATAACGGAAAAATAGATATATCGCGTGAAGGTGTAATTGGTTGCATGGGACGCTCATAACGTCTACGGGGTGGTTCAAATCCACGACACGCTACTATAGCAAACCAAGCTTTACTACGATACGGGTAATACCTGTGGGTTAGGGGTGACGGTCAGGAGAGACTGACGATTACGCTGATGTACCAGTGGACGCTTATATCGTCTATGCCTGTAGCGGTAAGTTTAAAACGTTGGTTCGAATCCAACCATCAGTACAAAAAGATCAACTAGTCACTGTACCCAACCAGTGGGCGTCAGTAAGTATTCTGAGCGACGTTTAAATCCTGATAGCAATGTTGATTTTTATTTTGCGGAAGTCTTCCGCTCAAAAATAAACAATTAATACGAATAAATGATGAGAGAAATTTTATCAGGTACTTCAGAGTCATCAAAAGTTAAAATGATTAGAGTTAACACGAATACTGGCTGGTTGGAGAACTTAAAAAAAACGCTTAAAAGAACGAAGTACAAGTTCAGAGTGGGGAGCGGGTCCCACAAAAAAAATTTAAAAAAAGATTTGGTAGATTAAAATAGATTACATATCTTTGTAGAACAAAAATAAATAACTATGACAAACACAGAGACAATTAAAACCGTAGGTTTAAAAATTACAAAAATTGAAGGATCCGATTATTGTTTGACAGGATTCCCAAACAAAAACACAATCCGTAATTGGGAAGATGCGTATGAGTTTGAAAGTTTTGTACAAGATGTCTTAAAGATTGAAGGTGAGTTTGATTCTGAAAGTGGTCAGTTCTACGTGTACTTCAAGACCAAACAAAAGGCTACGGCTGCTTTGAATAAGATTGAAAAACATTTCAAAAAAGTTGGTGAAATGTTAGGTTTGTAATAAAACAAAATGGTCCCATCGACTATCGGTTAGGTCGTCAGGTTTTCATCCTGAAAAGTCGGGTTCGACTCCCGGTGGGACTACAATGAGTGAGAGATACTCAAGATGTTTTTAAGTTCATACAAAACTTAACGAAGCTGGTACTATCGCGTAAATGTGGTACTCATTGGGAATCGGTTTGGAAAATCCTCCTCTCCCCCAAGTAAGGATTGACTTTTAAGTGGTAAGACACGTTGGGTTTTCAAATAGAAAAACTGTGAATATCTACTCACCATTAATCTCAGGTGGGGAAACTTTGGTCCTGTAGTTAATCGGCTATAACGCTGCCCTGTCACGGCAGTATGCCGGGTTCGATTCCCGGTGGGACCGCCAAAAAAAATAAAATTATGATTGGATTATTGTTTATGTTCTTTATTTTAGTTATCTTTACGGTAAGAAAAAGACGATGAACTTCAGTACCTGTACAGCGGTGAGTAACGGGCTAAGTTAGATACAATTCCTCGGAGCTGGGAGTAGAATGCTGAAGAGTCGTGTTTGTCAGGAGTGTAAAAGGCACCGGTGCTAATCCCATCTGTTAAAGATGGTTGCTCATTGTGGGTTCGACTCCCACCCTGACATCAAATTTTAAATTTATATTATGAAAAAGTTTCTTTTATTCTTATTGTCCTCAATCCTTTCATTCTTCATTGTTTGGGTTGGCTTGTGGCTATTCAAATACTATTTGGAGTCAGAATCTTCTATTGGTAATTTTATTGTTGGTGCTATTGGTTTTTTCGTTGCTATTAATCCGGCAATGGATGTTTGGGAAAAATTATTCAAACGTTGGTTTAAAATCAAAGAATAATAATTTTGTATATTAAAAAAAACTTTATATCTTTGTTGTATGAAAACAATTATAACAACCCTATTTTTATTTTTTGTAACCACAACTTTTAGTCAAGATTCTGTGGTTCATTATTATAACGAAATCGCCGGAAAATCTGAATACGGGGACTCAAGTCATAATTTTGTAAAATGGAAAAACGATGTAAAGATATTTTTTGATTTTGAAGACAATGATTCAATAAAAGAGTATACAAAAATTATCATTAATGAATTAAACAATCTTATTGACCCAATTACAATTTCAATTGCTAAGGATAAAAAAGAGGCTAATACTTTTATTTATTTTTGTGATTTTTCTGAATATAAAAAAAGGGCTAACATTACTATAAATGGTAAATTTTTGGGTTTTGTTGGGACAGTTGTATATCAATCAAGAATCTACACAAGTCATATTTTCATAAATGAAAGACTTTGTGGTATTGAATTAAAAAGTGTATTACGTGAAGAAATTACACAATCTCTAGGTTTAATGAATGATTCTTGGAAGTATCCAGAAAGTGTTTTTTACCAAGGTGGTTGTAATACAAATAAATTTTCTGAAATTGATAAAGCAATAATCAAGTTACATTATAACAAGTAACTTGATTATTTAGCTGCCTGAAGTTTAAATGTTTTACAAGCGGCAAAATTTCCAATTTCTTTTGGTACATTGAACATATTTGGTGTATCGGAAGCTTCCTTAACTTCTTCACCAAGTCCTTTTATTTTGAAAGAAATATTACCAACGTCATTATGACAGTCTGAATTACCATCATATGATCCTTGACCTTTATCAGTACATTCTGCAGTAATAACTAACCCACCATTATGTTTGTATAAAACATCTTTATTAAAGAAAGATTCATTTGTAATTCTATCTAAAGTAAATGTATTACTTCTACCACATCTATTTCCTCTACCACATTCTTTTCTCCTCTCCCCATTAATAATTTCCGCATTATCAAACTTATCCCCAACATTATTTAAAGAAGCATAATCTTTACCATCAGCCCTTTTCAATTGTATACCGTTAGCATAAACATTATATAAAGCTTTACGACACCAATGACCTTTTTTTGGATCACCATAAAAAATCCTTATTTCAGAATTTTCATAACATTCTATTAAATTTTCAATTCTGTTTACTATTTCTCCTGAAGTTGTTGGTATTAATTGCGGTTTCAGATATGGTAATTTATCAAAATCTTCACGTCCAGCACCATCTTTTACCGGACAAATAGTCATCTGGATTATAACAACTTGACCAGGATTTGGGTAGGTGCCTGAATTACGTTTTGAGTCACTTGTACCCCCAGTGTCAATAACGTGAGTTTCGGTTGTGGGTTCAACACTAACAGTTAAACCAACTTTTTTTAATTCATCTAATATTGGCTGTTTAGAAGCATCAATTCTTGCTTGAGCATAACTCATATTATTTTGAAACTCTTTAGTTTGTTTCGGTGTTGTACCACTTGGTGTGTAATCATTATTTAATGTAAAATCAGATTTAATACCATTATCCACATTACTAGCACCGCCAATAATTCTTATACTTGTTACCGATCCACCTTGAAATTCTGGTTTACTTTTAATTTGAGCGTCAAGTTGGCTAATTATGTTTGTTAAATATTCTGTGGAATCTGATTTTTTAGGGTTAAAATTACCACTAATTGTTAATGGAATACATCCATCACCACCTTGAGTTGGTTCTGATACTGGTGTACCTTGTGCTTGTGGTTGCATTGGTGTATCAGACGCTGGTGTTGTTTGTTCGGAAATTACAACACCTTTTTGATAACCTAAAAGATATTTTATATAATTTAATTCTTCATTGATATTTTGTTTCATAACTTTTTTATTAAATAAATATATTTATATAGTATAAAATAAACAATAAAAAAAAATTTTATGAAATTAACAAAAGAACAAGTATTAGGAATTGTTAGACATGCTTTAACATTTGTTGGTGGTATTGTTGTTATGAAAGGATGGGCAGACGAAAGTGTTGTTACTGAAATCACTGGCGGTATTATGACATTAGCAGGTGCTATTTGGTCTGTAATTGCTAAAAAATAAGTTTATTATAACTTTTTGTTGACCCCATCTTTTAGGTGGGGTTTTTTTGTTGATTAAAAAATATTTCATATCTTTGTTTTATGAATATATTTTTTTTAGATTTTGATACCCAAAAATGTGCACAGTATCATTGTGATAAACACGTTGTTAAGATGATACTTGAAACAGCACAACTTTTATGTGGTGCGCATTGGATTATTGGATCTGAAGCTCCATATAAATTATCACATAAAAATCACCCTTGTGCTATTTGGTCCAGAGAATCATTATCCAATTATCTTTATTTATGTGATTTAGGTTTGGAATTATGTAAAGAATACACATATAGATATGGTAAAAGACATAAATCCCAGGATATAATAGAATGGTGTTTAATTAATAAACCAAATATACCAGATAAAGATTTTACACAGCCAGCAAAGGCAATGCCAGACGAATATAAAGTGGAATCTGTTATTGACTCATATAGAAATTATTATATAGATGCAAAAAAATCTTTTGCTAATTGGAAAAATAGAAGTATTCCAGAATGGTTTTTGATTCATTGATGTATTTATATACATATGAATTTATTTGAAAACACAAATACATATGGTTTTGCTGTTGGTTCAGCATATCCTAAATGTCTTGATCAAGGTAAAGTTTGTCTTGGTGGTGGGATAAATGGTGACTGGGCGGGATCTGCAGAAAGGGCGTTACAAATGGCATCCTGGTTAAAAGATTTGGGATTCAATGCCGGATCACAAAAAAGAAGTAGAAGACTAACAGCATCTGGTAATAGGTCTGACCACTGGGATGGCTCAAAGGATTCATATGGTATTGATTTACCTTGTCGTGGTAAAAAAGGAGACGACGGTTGGAAGAAACTTAGAGAAGAGTTTGTAAAACGTGGTTGGATATCGGAAGATAAAATGCCAGATAAGTTACTTCAAAAAGGTAATGGTAAGTGGATTAATTTTAATGTTGGAAATTATAGATACCAAGTTGGTTGGAATGTTACTAACCATTATGATCACATTCACGTTGGTGTTAGAAATACAAAACCGGACGATAAGTACTCTTCAACTGAAGATAGTGAAACTCAAGATTCACAACAACAAACACCAAATCAAACAGTACCAAAAATTAAAAAAATATTTTACACAGCATTTTCTTCTGGTGAACAGTCAATAATTAAATCTGTTTTAGAAAAATTGGGAACATTAGGTGTTAAAGATAATTTTTCTAAAATTGTTTTAGCTGCTCTTGTAATCAAGAATAAAGATTTAATAACCACAAATAAAACAACTTCAAACACCGAAGCGCAAAGTTTTATTGATGGACTAAATGATAAAACATTTAACACTTTAGATGAATGTTTAGATTATTTTGAAAAAGAATTAGGTAAAAATGATTTTAATAGAAGTGAGATTAAAACAATTGCCGAAAAATTTGAAGTTAAAGTTGAGAGTAAAACAGGAGGTGACACTAAGTTTGATTTAGAAAATTTTAAAGCGTTTATGAACAAATTTGAAAAACTTTTTAGTAACGACAAAGAAATTTCGGAAATTAAGAAACCTAAAATTAATTTAGAAGAAAAAGACTTTAAATTAAACGAAGAAATTAGTCGAATTAAAGATATTATGAAAAAAATTCTTTAACTTCCTTGACAGAACAAAATATTTATTATATGTTTGTAATGTATTTAAAAACAAACAAAAATGACAGAACAAGAAACACAAGTAATCGAAGTTGAAATATACGGATATGTTAATAATGAAGGACAAAAAGTTTTTACACCAAATTTAGAATTTGCCCATATTATGGCGACTAAATATGGTACAGAACATGTCTTTATAGAAAAAAAATAAAAAAAGTTTAAAAAGTACTTGACAAATTAAAATAAAAGTCTTAACTTTGTAAAACAAAATCGGAAACGTCCGAAATCGTTCTTTGAAAAAATAGATTATCCGTTCAGGAGTAAGTAATGAAACTGATAAAGATATTGGGCCGTGTATAGTCCATAAAATAAACTGGGAAACCAGGATAAAGTGAGTAAGTTGTGTTAACTTATTTGCGTCTTACGAAAGTGAGGTCAAGTACACAAGCGGGATACCGTTTAATCTTTAGTACCGAGGGCGACGCTGTAGGGAAAGTGGTTAAGTGAATAGGCGATGTGGGTCGTCTAGTTGAGGTGGGAACACCAATAGGAATAACCCGTAGGAATTATGCAAAAAATAGAGTTATCCAATTTTATTATTGCGTATTCCAGTATCATAGGATACTTAAAACCGAAAGGTATGTTAACGTACAGGTGGTGCTGTTATTAACCTTGACCGTCCCCTACCAAGGGTTCGATCTCGAAGTAGTCTAGAAATATGGAGATGGGGACATTTCACAGAGTAGTTGAGTATCGGGTTGTTCAAAAGACGACTTGGCTCGGTTGGCAGACCACTACTTTGATAATCCACAACACAACATTTATTACATATGGATGTAAAACCTAAAATAATAATGGAAAAGTGTCTGTCAGGTTTGGATGAAAGGTGACTACATAGTAATGAGCCGTTCATTGCACACAAGGATCCCAAGTCTGAGTGTAATTATCCGAAAAACCTTTAGTCCCGCAAGGACGAACTGGGGTGGCAACCTCGGAAAGAGTCAAGTAAGATGAGAGTAATTCAAACCTCAAGGAGTGGTAAACCTAAAAGACCGTCACTGAGAAATACTTTCCAAAAGAAAGTGGATACGAAGGGAAACAATAATACTTCAAAAGATTCTCAATTACAGGTGTAATCTCAACCTTTTTTTAAAATTTAAGATCTTATTAAAAAAAAATTTGAGGGCAACTTATGGTTGTCCTTTTCTTTTTATAAAAAATGTAGTATATATTATTATAATAAACTTTAATTAAACCCATTTCAAAATGAAAAAATTATTTTTAATTTCTTTAACAATTTTCACGACATTATCTCTTGTGACATCTTGTGGTGAAAAAGGAACAGGAAACGCAACTGCTGACGCAACACCAGAAGCAACCGCTGTAGAATCTACAGTTAATGCAACTGTTGTAGTAAAAGATACTACTGCTGTTAAGTAATTAGGATATCTCCTAAAAAAGAAAACCCACTTCAAAAGAGTGGGTTTTTTAATTGGTGGACCTAGAGGGCTCCGACTCCCTCGTCCGGTTCGTCTTGTTTAAGAGACAACTACATGTTTAGGTTGGTATTTTCTAATACCCCAAAATATTTGGTTTTAATTTGACCAAAAACAAAGTTAATTTGTTCTTCACCATCGTAAATTAACAACCAATGGAAGACTCGATTTCGGGTTCAGTCTTGGTCCACCTTAGTCACTTCTGTTCCTGAGCGTATGTGAACCGGCTCGCGTTTCCGTAAACTTCTTAAGCTACAGTAACTTCAGAACCTCTTAGTAAACCAAGAGTTTCCATTTTGTTTAGCACATTGCCAGTTGTTTTGTGAATCAGTTTTTAACGAGATTAATTCAGTCCCGACATGCTTCTATTATTCAACCAACGCCCGTCAAATCCGATATAGGCCCATATATCTAAATGACTATTATCAAAGAACTATATATAAATACAAATATAATTATATTTATTTAATATGGCAAGTGAAACATACGAATTTTTAAAAAAAATTGCTAAAGGAGAAGAAGTTAATAGATGGTCTTATCCTGACAAACTAATATATGATGTTTCATACTCAAAAGGCAGATCGCCAAAAATTGAAATTACCTTTGATAATGATGATGATTTTCTTGAAATTCTTGGTGTTACTGATGATACTGATATTTGGGTTTGGAGTAGGTACGTAAACTCTAGTTATGGTAGTTACGATTTTGATCGGTGGAGGTATGACGAAGATTGGAAAGAGGGTTATATCATTGATTCGTTTAAGGATGAAAATATCACACTTGCTAATAAAATTTTAAGTCTAACAAATCCAACATTACAAATAGTCCCTAATAATGATAATAATGATAATGCTAAAATTTCAGAATTTTTAAAAAATAATTTTGATGACGAATGTGATGACATTATATACGAATACGGTAGGTATAACGAAGAATGTATTGAAAGGGCGATTTCAAAAACGTTAGTAGGTGAAACTAACAACCCATTTATAAATTTTGGTATTGTGCAAATACGACACGGTTACAAATTCCAAACAAGTGTAAATATTTTATTAAACTTATATAAAATGTTAAATGCTGAAGACGAGGATTTAAAAGGTATGTTAAAATTACTAATAGAAAACTATTCAAATAATAGTGTTGGCGACTGGAACGAACTAGAATATAATTCTTGGTGTGATGATTATGAGGATGAGTCTTTTCAAAAAGAGGTAACCAGAAATCTTGAAAAGATGTTGGAAGAAGTTGAAGAGGAACTTGGAAATTTTGATTATGAAGAATATAATAAAATGTATGAAAAAGTTATGAGTATTGGTGGATTTAATAAATACATAAGATTACCAGAAAAAAATATGGATATAATGTTTCATAATTTTAAACCAAATAGTAAGTTATTTTTTGACATATTTAAACATGGTGGTAATAAACGTGAAGAAAGATCTGTGGATAATCTTGAAGACTTAAACCTTCAGTTACACCATCCAGAACTATTTGAAAGTATTAGAAAAATATTAAAAAAACTTTTGTAAATCAAAATAATATCTCTATATTTGTTGTATGGAAAGAAATTTTGAGTTACTTAAGGAGGTTTTATCAATCCCAACAAAGACATATCAGGAAGATTTAATCATTGATTTTATAACCAATTGGTTAGATGAAAATAAAATCACATATTATGTTGATAGTTTTTATAACATATATGCGACAAAACAAACTGATGAAAATATTGAGTATTTTCCCTGTGTCGTTGCGCACACAGATACGGTACATACAATCGATTCTATTAATGTTAGAGAAGAGATGTTACCTAATGCTCAAAAAGAAATTAAACTGTCCTTAAAGGCTTATAATGACAGTGGTGAACCCACTGGTATTGGTGGTGATGATAAGTGTGGTGTATATGGATGTTTAGAGTTGTTAAAAGAATTACCAAATTTAAAGGCCGCTTTTTTTGTTGCAGAAGAAACCGGATGTAAAGGGTCTTTTAATGCGGATCCTAAATTTTTTGAAAACGTTGGTTACGCAATACAATTTGATGCTCCGGAAAATAATATGATTTCCGAGTATCTTATGTCAAAACCTATGTTTAATAGAGACTCGGAATTTTTTAATGTTGGTGGTCGTCTTATCACTGAACATTTCCCAGGTGATACCAAATACCATAGACATCCTTATACGGATATTTTCCCATTAAATCAAAATTTTGGTTTATCTTGTTTTAATATATCAATTGGTTATTATAATTACCACACAAGAAATGAATATGTTGTTGTGGATGACACATACAACGGAATTAAAGTCGGTAAGTTGATGATTGAGGAACTTGGTTATTCTAAACACTAATAAAAAAGGAGGGTTTTTAATCCTCCTTTTTCTTTCTACCACGTTTTTTTGGTTCTGGTTTTGACCTATCCTCTATTTCTATTGTTTGATCATCACCCTCACCTTTAACAAACAACATATATTCTTTTCCTTCTACAACATCATTTGTTAAAATCTTTTCAGAAATTAAATCTTCTATTTTATCCTGGATTGCACGTTTAATTGGTCTTGCACCATATTGTTCATCAAAACCAACTTTTGCAATTAAATCGATTACAGACGCCTCATAAGAGACCGTATATCGCATAGAATTAAGTCTACCAATCAATTTTTCTATTTCAAGTTTTACTATTTTATCAATATGTTCTTTTACTAAAGAATTAAAAATAACAACATCATCAATTCTATTTAAAAATTCTGGGGCAAAAAACTTACGTAATTCTTTTTTCAAAACGTCTCTTTTATATTCTTCTTGTACCGCATCACTATTGTTATTAGTTTTAAACCCAACACCAGAACCAAAATCTTGCACTTTTCTAACACCAATGTTTGATGTCATAATAATTAAACAGTTTTTGAAATTAATTTTTCTACCAAGACCATCAGTCATATGACCATCATCTAACATCTGGAGTAGTGTTGAGAAAATGTCTTTATTTGCTTTTTCTATTTCATCAAATAAAATCACAGAATAAGGTTTGTTTTTCACTTGTTCGGTTAATTGTCCCCCTTCTTCGTGACCAACATATCCTGGAGGTGACCCAATAAGTCTTGAGATTGTGTGTTTTTCTTGATATTCTGACATATCAACACGAATTAAACTATCTTCACTACCAAAAATTTCTTTTGCTAACTTTTTAGCTAAAAACGTTTTACCAACACCGGTAGATCCTAAAAATATAAATGAACCAATTGGTCTATTTGGGTCCTTAATACCAACTCTATTTCTTCTAATTGCCTTTGATATTTTTTTAACCGCTTCCTCTTGTCCAATTACATAACCATTAAGCGATTCTTCTAAATTAACAAGTGAGTTTTTTTCATCGATATTAATTTTATTAACTGGGATTTTGGTCATATTTGAAACCACTTCATAAATTAAATCTTCTGGAATACCTCTTTTACTGTTTTTTAATTCCTCTTCAAATTTCTTTTTTGCGTCATCAAGTTTAAGTAGAATATTTTTTTCACGATCACGTAATTCTGCGGCCATTTCATATTTTTGTTTTTTAATTACATCCGCTTTTTCTTGTTTAATATCTACAGCTTCTTGTTTTAGTTTTTCAATATGCTCTGGTAATTTAATATCAATTTGCATACGAGAACCAACCTCATCTAAAATATCAAAAGCTTTATCTGGAAATTCACGATCGGTAATATATCTATCAGCTAACTCAACACATAACCAAAGTGACTCGTCTGTGTAATTTACTTTGTGATGCTCTTCATATTTTTCTTTACTTTGTTTTAGAATTTCAAACGTCTCTTCTTTTGTTGATGGGTCAACAATTATTTTTTGAAATCTTCTTTCTAACGCGCCATCTTTTTCAAAATGTTTTCTGTATTCATCCAGTGTTGTCGCACCAACGCATTGAATTTCACCTCTTGATAATGCTGGTTTAAAAATATTTGAGGCATCGAGTGACCCAGAACTATTTCCTGCACCAACCATTGTATGTATTTCATCTATAAAAATTATAATATTCGGACTTGCTTGTAACTCCTCAATAATAACCTTCATTCTTTCTTCAAATTGTCCACGGTATTTTGTACCGGCCACAACTGAATTTATATCTAACGATACAATTCTTTTATCTGCTAAGTTTTTAGGACATTCACCAGCGTGAATCATCATTGCAAGACCCTCAACAATCGCTGTTTTACCAGCACCAGGTTCACCAATAATAATGGGGTTATTTTTCTTTCTTCTAGATAATACTTGTGCAATACGTAGGATTTCTTTTTGTCGACCAATTACAGGGTCTAGTTTTCCTTGTTCTGCTAATTTAATTAAATCTTTACTGAAGTTATCTAATACTGGTGTGTTACCATCTTTCTTTTTACCTTTATCGCCATCATCCACAAATTCTATTGCCATAATCTTTTTTCTTCAAAATTTAGACATAAAATTATGGTATGTCAATAATTTAACGCTGGCTATCATATACAATTGATTTTGTGTTACTATAATATTTATTATAAAATTTTACAATATGGCAATTACTAAAGAAGAAATCAAAGGAACTAAAATCATAAATGAAGTCGAATCTTCAAATATCGTTAGAACTGAATACGATACCGAAACAAAAAAAATGATTACAGAATTTAAAAATGGTATAAAATATGAATATGAAGATGTTCCACATCAGACTTATACATCATTTAGAACTGCAAAATCACAAGGTTCATTTTTTAATACAAACATTTCAAAAACTTTTAAGTATAAGAAATTGAGTTAATCCATTTTCATAATATTTATATTTAATGGAAACCGAATTATTAAAAAGTTTTGAACCTCAAGATGAATTAAACCCAAAAGTTTGGGAGGGTAATAAAAAAGAACCAAATTTAAAACCTGAAATAAGGGAAAGGCTACTTGAAATTGCTTACGAATTTATCGAATTTTTAGATGTCGAAATTGTTGTTACTGACATAATCCTTACTGGTTCATTATCTAATTATAATTGGTCAAAGTATTCTGATTTTGATTTACACATTGTTGCAAATTTCCAACAATACCAAGAAAATCAAATTGAACTATACGAAAAACTTTTTACATTAAAAAAAATGTTATTTAACCAAAAACACGACATTACAATAAAGGGTTATGAAGTTGAATTATACGTTCAAAACGAAACAGAATCACACTTTTCAAGTGGGGTTTATTCTATATTATTTGATGAATGGGCAAGCACGCCAAAAAAAGAAGATGTTACAATTGATAAAGAATTGATTAAAGAAAAGGCGAAACAATGGATGAACATAATAGATGACTTATTGGATACAATAAAAGATGATGACGCAAGTACGGCAAAAAAAATGGTTCAGAAATATAAAGATAAGTTAAAAAAATATAGAACTTGTGGGCTTGAAAAGGGTGGTGAGTATTCGACAGAAAACCTTGTTTTTAAAATTTTAAGAAGAAATGGTTATATAGAAAAATTACACGATTCTACAACAAAAATTTTAGATAATAAATTATCTATGAACCAATAATTTAATAAAAAACAAAATAATCTTAATGATTGATATATTTATTAAGAAAAAATAATTTATTCAAAAAAACATACTATGGGAGGATTAAGACCAATCGGAAGTGAAAAATTGGAAGGCATGGATAAAATTCGTAGAATTATGGAAATTGCTAGATACAATGAATCTATTCCACAACCAGTAAATGAAGATAAAAAAACAGAATATACAGCTGAATTAGCTGACGGTAAAACATATACAATCGTAAGAGAAAGATTGGGATATATAATCAAAGAAAGTTATGATGATATTAATTCTGATTATATTGAACCTATCCAAAATAGAAAATATTTTCCTTCTTACTCACAAGCATTGAAAAAGTTAAACCTTATGGCTAAAGACTTTAATCAAATGTACGGAAATGAAGAGGGTATGTCTTTATTTACCGAGCAAAAAAAAAAGTTCAAACTAAAACTTCCTGGTAAAAAAAAAGCTGAACCAACCGAACCTGAAGGAGCTTTACCTCCACCAGCGGCAGCTCCAGTAACACCACCAGCACCAGCTGGACCGCCTATGGATGATATGGGAGGTATGGGTATGACACCACCAGACGCTAGTGCGACAGGGGGTGAAGAAGGGTTACCACCACCAATAGATGATATGGGTGGAGAAGGTATGCCACCACCAGATACTGCGACTGGAGGTGAAGAAGGGCTGCCACCACCAATGGACGATATGGGTGATGAAGAATTACCCCCGCCACCAATGGACGATATGGATGATGAAGAAGATCCAGAAGGTGAAGGAAAATCAAAAAAAGAAGGTGGTACCACATTTAAAGTAATTCAAAAACTTACAGGTAAATTAGCGCAAAGAATTAGAAAATATAATAGTGAAGACGATATGGATCCTAATGATGTTAAATACATCATAAATTCTATATTATCAGCTCTTGACGTTGATTTGTTAGATGATGACGATTTAGAAGAAATTATTTCAAGATTAGAAGGTGATTTTGATGAAAAAGGCAATGAAGACGAAGATGAAGAAATGGATGATGAAGAAATGAATGATGAAGAATTGCCAGAACCAGCATTTGACGAAGAAGAAGAAGGAGCTTTACCCCCACCGCCCCCTGCTGGTGGTGAAATGACAGAATATGATTTAGGTGAAATGGCAACACTTGGCGACGCAATATATTCTAGTGTAAAAGGTCAAACAGCAGAAGCCTTAAAAGATACGACCCGTGAATGGGGCGAAGAATATACTAGACGTGGCGCTAGAGAACCAAGACATAACTATGACCATTTAACACATGGTACTTTTAGTGAATCAAAGGTTGATAAAATTATTTCACAATATTTTACAACACAGAAAAAAGAAATTATTTCTGAAGAAAAGAAAAAAATACAAAAAATAGAAAAATACGAAAAATTAAAAGAAACAAATTATATGAATGTTAAAAATCTTTCTGAAAGTATCAGACAAGAAAGAATGGCATTAAAATATATGGAAAAAAATCCAGTTTCGGTTCTTATTGGAAAAACTAATAAAGGAAGTTTGGTATTTAAAGAAGGGGTTATTAACACAAAAGTTACAATCAACGGACTAGTGATATGAGTTACTTATTATACATAAATGGTTTGGGACCCAACTATAAGGGTGAAAACATTTATGAATTTATTTTTAGTGACTCTTTGGAAGATGTTTGGGGTGAAAATTGGGAAGCAAGACCAGCAAATGGATACCCAAGTCCACCAGATGTTGAACATATAAAAAAAGTTGGGACATTAACACACAATGAAATCACATTGGAATTGGTACAAAATTCAGATGTTTTTTCGGTTCAAGATTCAATTGACGGTGTTATTGCCCTAGGTTGGGAAAAAGAAGATGAAATTGATTTTTCATTGGTTAAAAGATTGGTTTTCAAATATGGGGACCAAGAACAGGATGTAAAAGATAAATTATACGAGAGAGATCTTGTGTTACAATTTGAAAAAAAAGTTGTTTATGAAAACTAACAGAAACGTCAGTATATTATTAGAAAATGGAATCCATTTCAGTACAATTTCTAAAATGAAACCAAACGAAGTTAAATTATTAGCTGAAAAATTTTTTAAACCTATGGGTGATGTCGAGCAGGCAAAAAAAGACTCTATAAAAGCTATGAAAGCTTTTATTAAAAATAATAAAATAGATTTAGGTTTAGGTGACAATCCAGATGATTTTTCTGACGAACAAGTATTAGATAAAATTAAAGGACTTGCTTATTGGGCAAAATCACCAAATGGTTCTAAACTTAATAAAATGGCTGGGGAATTATACAGAATAGCAAAACCTTTATTTAAAGGAAAATCAAAAGAAACTAAAGAAGCAACAACACAAGAAGTATCTCAAACTATTACAACTTTAGATGATACTGATTTAAGTAAAGGTATGGCAGTACCTAACGACCCTGCCACTGGTGGAGTTGAGATTAGAAAACAACCAGGGACAAATAAAGTACAGGTTGTTACGGGCGCTAAGGGTCCCGCTATTAAGGAAGAGATTAAAGAAAAATTTGAATCAAAAGCACAACAAGGATTCTTTTGGGCTAAATGTAATACAAGTAAAGGTGTTAAGAAAAAGAAATGGTGTGAAATGGCTAAAGAATTTTCCGATAGTACATCAAAAAAACAATATAAAGATATGCCAGAAAAAAAACACCCAGAAAAAACTGTAAAAAGAAAAAATACAGACGAAAACTATGAAAAGTATTTAGAAGAACAAATATTCAATATGATTGAAAAACATATTGAACCTAGTATGACAAAAGGTGAATTATTAAGAACAATCCAAGAAAAAGTTGATAAGTCAGAAAAATTTATGTTGAGCAATCCAAAAAAAAATACTATGTTTCAACCAAACGGTAAAATGAAGTTACCAATTGGGAGATTAACTAGTATATCTAAAGAAATGAAAGAAGACACAAAAGAAAAGGAAAAAACTAAAACTAAACCGGGAACTAAAACACCGACAAGAAAAAATCCTTTTAAAGATCCTAATCCAGGGGTTAAGGAACAACCAAAAGCAAACACAAGGGAAAAAGAAAGAACAAAGGAAAGGGAAAAAACTAAAACGCCAACAAGAAAAAATCCATTCAGAGATCCAAATCCTGGTGTTAAAGAACAACCAAAAGCTGAAGAACAAAAAAATGACTTTATGTCAGCAATAGAATCAATTTTAAATAAATAAAAAATGGGAAATAGAGACATAGAAAGACTTATAAGAAAAATAGTTAACGAAGCGCCAGTTGATTATGGTGATTATCCAGAAAGAATGGACCCAAAGACTCAACAAAGAATTGAGGATCCAGAGGGGCTTTATGCAAAAAATAGAGGGTTTCGTGGTGGTGTTTCAGATGTTGAAAAAATTACCGGTAAAAGATTTAAAGAGATTGTTGACTACGTCAAAAGGTATTATAGTACTGAAAGGAATATAACAGAGCCTACAGTAAAAAGAGCGATTCAAATGGAACAAATATTATCCGTTAGACAAGCTATGCAGATTGAACCTCGTTACCGTGAACAATTAAGAGATTTAGCCGTTGAGATTGCCGCAAAAGAAGAAGGGTGGATGCCGTATAATAAAACTATGGAAGAAGCTGTTGAGGAAGGTCTTGTTGTTAAAAATAGAAAAGAAGGTGGGATTGTTTATGAATTTGACTTTGTCAATATGTTAACGTTTTTAGGTGAACAAAGAATTGACCCAAGTATATTCCAAATGAAATCACAAAAAGAACAAAAACTACCGTTACCTCCAAATTTTTCTTTTGATATTGATGAATTAACACCAGAAGAACAAAAACAATTGGAGATTGAAAAAAGAAACATTATCAATGCAATTATAATGGGTAAAGGAAAACGTGGACAATTTGCATATCAAATGTTTAAAGATAGGTTAGATGCTATTGATCCAGGATTATATCCATTATACAATAAGATTATGGGTGCGAATGATTTAATGTATTTTACCGATGAGGACTTAATTGAAGCTTTGGGTGGAAATGCCGCTGGTGCCGCGGGTAAGATGTCAGAACCGAATAGTGATGAAGATGAAGATGACGACGAAGGTGGCGAAGAACAAGATGATAATGACACATATTACGCAAACGGAGTAATATTTCCAATCTTACTTCACGAATTGTTTAAATCATTTTCAATGGTACAATCAAGAGCACAATGGAAAGATATGGATCCAGAAATGGCAACACAAGTTATTTCACAAACAGATACAATGCAAAATGAACCAATGAATTTCCGTGTTGGTGGTGAACTTGTAAGAAAATTAAGGACATTACTTCCGGACGAATTAACTTTAGATAATGAAGGAAAAAAATATATTCCGTTTTTTGAGCAGCTACTTTATAGTATTCCAGCTGAAGAATTTTTAAAAGATGTAATTGCAAATGTTGTTTCTGATGATAAGTCGGATAACGATAAAGCAACTAAAAAATTTAATGAATTATTACAACAAGCAAAAGCTAACTACAAAAAATATAAAGAAGGTGATGATGACGATGATGACGACTACGACGATGATGAAGAAGATGATGATATTTTAACAAGACTAGGTTTATAATTAAATAATATATTGTACTACAAAACCCCCTTTTATGAAAATAACTGGGGGTTTTGATATTTATATTAAAATATCTTTATGAGTTTATCAAAAGAACAAATAATGCTTGAGTATGTAAGATGTATGAAAGATACGCCATACGCATTAAGAACCTACTTACAGACATATGATAATACCGTATCAAGATATGTCCCTTTGGAATTATTCCCAGATCAAGTTTCACTTCTTAAAGATTATGAAGATTACGAAGAAAATATCGCATTAAAATACCGTCAAGCTGGTGTGTCAACGGTAACAGCCGCTTGGATATCAAAAAGACTTGTATTTGCAAAAAAAGAACAACCAGAAAAAATATTGATTATTGCCAACAAACTTGATACGTCAATGGAGATGGCAAATAAGATTAGGGCTTTTGTTGATCAATGGCCTAAATGGGTTGGTTCTGGATTTTCCGTAGATAAAAACTCGCAAAGACATTATAAATTAACAAATGGTTGTGAAGTAAAAGCGGTTGCAACATCACGCGATGCCTTGAGGGGTTACACACCTACGGTACTTGTATTTGATGAGGCCGCGTTTATAGAAGCTGATGGTGATTTCTGGGCTGCTTGTATGGCATCCCTTTCTACGGGGGGTAAAGTAATTGTTGTTTCCACACCAAACGGATATGACCCAATTTATCATGATGTTTATAGTCAAGCTGTTAAAGGAATTAACAACTTTAAAATTTCTGAAATGTTTTGGTGGAAAGACCCAAGATATTCAAAAGACCTATATTTGGTACCAACTGATGATATGGTTGATTATCTACTAAATAAAGATGAAAAAGACCATTCTAAAAATATATCATTTGCCGATACTGACCCATACGAAAGAGACTATGATAAAATAAAAGAATATTTCTCACAAGGATACAAACCTTGCTCTACTTGGTATGAAAAAATGGTTAAAAAGTTAAAATACGATAAACGTAAAATTAACCAAGAGCTTAACTGTGAATTTCTAGGATCGGGTGATAACGTATTTGATTCTAAAGAACTTGAATGGATAAAAACAAATACAGTACAAGACGCTCCAAATAAAATGATGGGAAATTCTTTGTGGATGTGGAAAGAACCAGAGCAAGGTCATAAATACATTATGGGTGTTGACGTATCTCGTGGGGATAGTGAAGACTTCTCAACTATACAAATAATTGATTTTGATGAAAGAGAACAAGTTTTAGAATATGTTGGGAAGATACCCCCAGACGCATTAGCTGAAATAGCCTTTAAATGGGGATTAATGTATAATGCATTTTGTGTTGTTGATATCACCGGTGGTATGGGTATTACAACTGTTAGAAAAATGCAGGAACTTGGATATAAAAATTTATATATTGATGGTGTTGATTCTACAAATATTTGGTCTTATAACCCAAAAAATCAAGATAAAATTCCTGGAATAAATTTTAATAATAAACGTGTTCAAATTATTGCGGCGTTTGAAGAGTATGTTAGACATAAATTTAAAATTAAAAGTGTTCGGTTATACAACGAGATGAACACTTTTGTTTATGTAAATGGAAGACCGGATCATCAAAGGGGTCAACACGATGACCTTATTATGGGGATTTCAATTGCAATCTATGTTGGCGAATCTTCATTCTCAAAACTTGAAAAGGTTGTTGAAAAAACAAAAGTAATGATAGACTCTTGGACGGTTGCAAACAATGATTCTGTTGGTAAACAAATTCATTTTGACCCAATGATACCAAATGGTAATATGCTTAATGAAAGAATGAAAATGAATTCTGGACCATCAAAAGATGATTATATGAAATACGGTTGGTTATTTGGTGGTAAAAGATAATTATTATTATGGGTTTAGATAGAAGAAAAACTTCGGGTAGAATATTTGGTGGTGCTAATTTAATAGTACCTGACCAACCAATATATTCTGTAAAAAATTTTCCCCCAACTTTTCAATATAAAAGAGGAACACCAAAAGACACTTTTAGAGAAATCCCACAACCAAGTCAACCCCCAGCGCCGACACCAACCCCAACACCAGTAGTTGATACTTTTTATATTCTAACAGAACTACAAGAAGTAATACTAACAGAAAGTGGTGAAAACATTATATACTAATGAATATTTATATTTGATAATTATAAATTAAACTTCTATTATGGAACAAAATACAAATCAACTTACAGTTTGGCAAAGACTTAATAAAGCATTTGGTCCTAATTCATTATTAGGGCAAGATGTACCAACACATAAGTTTAGTAAACAAGACCTGTTAAAAACAAGAGATAAAAATGAATTTGAGAAGGAAAAACTCCAAGCTCAACAAACACTATATTTATCAAATCAATGGCAAAAAATAGAAAGTAACCTATATACTCAGGCAATTTATTATGAACCAACAAGACTAGCGGCATTTTATGATTACGAATCTATGGAGTTTACACCAGAGATTTCAACAGCACTTGATATATACGCTGAAGAATCTACAACCCCAAATGAAGACGGACATATTTTACAAATATATTCTGAATCAAAAAGAATAAAAGGAATTCTTGCAGATTTATTTAATAACACATTAGATATTAACACAAACTTACAAATGTGGATTAGAAACACTTGTAAGTATGGTGATAACTTTGTATATCTAAAATTAGACCCAGAAAAAGGAATTATTGGTGGTGTACAATTACCAAACATTGAGATTGAAAGATTAGAAAGGGGAATGACCCCAAAAACGGCAAATTCTGAAAATAACCCAGCAGAAAAAGGTTTAAGATTTAATTGGAAAGAAAAGAATATGTCTTTTAATACTTTTGAAATCGCACACTTTAGATTACTTGGTGATGATAGAAAACTTCCTTATGGTACATCTATGCTTGAAAAAGCAAGAAGAATTTGGAAACAATTGGTTTTGGCTGAAGATGCGATGTTAATTTATCGTACATCAAGAGCACCAGAAAGAAGGGTATTTAAGGTATTTGTTGGAAATATGGATGATAAAGACGTTGAACCATATGTACAACGTGTTGCCAATAAATTTAAAAGAGATCAAGTTGTTGACCATAAAACAGGTAATGTCGATTTAAGATTTAACCAAATGGCTGTTGACCAAGATTATTTTATTCCAGTAAGAGATGCAACACAAACAATGCCAATTGAAACTTTACCAGGTGGAACAAATCTATCTGAAATCGCCGATATTGAGTACATCCAAAAGAAATTGGTAACAGCATTAAGAATACCTAAAGCATACCTTGGTTTTGAAGAGGTTGTTGGTGATGGTAAAAACTTATCGTTACTTGATATCCGTTTTGCAAGAACAATTAATAGAATACAAAAAAATATTTTATCAGAATTAAATAAAGTTGCAATAATTCATTTATTCTTATTAGGTTTTGAAGATGAGTTACAGAACTTTACATTAGGTTTAAATAATCCGTCAAAACAAGCCGATCTTTTAATGGTTGATGTGTGGAAAGAAAAAGTAACATTGTATAAAGATATGGTTACAGAAATTCCAAATACATTGGCACCAACTTCAGCAACGTGGGCAAAAAAACATATTTTTGGTTTTTCAGATGAAGATATTAAACTTGACACTCAAAGACAAAGAATGGAAAGAGCTGTTGCTGCAGAACTTGCAAATACCGCAACAATCATTACTCACACCGGATTATTTGATAATATTGATAGATTATATAAAACTATAAGCGGAACAACCGAAGGTGGTGAAGCCGCAGGAGGAGCACCACCTGCAGGAGGAGCACCACCTTCAGGGCCACCATCACCACCAGCGGGAGGTGATTTAGGTGGTTTGCCAGAAAGTAGAGCTAAATTGGAGAATCTATTATTAGAATCAAATGATGATGATTTTATAATAAAAAATAGTTCTCTTGGTGCTATCGAAGATGAATTATTAAAAATACTTAAAGATTGATATATTTATAATTAAAAATAATTATGAAATTTGGTTTAATAAAAAGTAAGATTGAAAAACTACTTACAGAGTCATACAAGAAAAATTCTTTTAAAAACACATTATTTGTTTTTAACGAATTAGTTTTAGAGAATAAAAATATTAGTAAACTTTATTATTTATACGATGAATTATCAAGTAATAAAGGTTTAAATGAATCTATTGCAACAGAGCTAATAAATCAATCTATGGTTGTATATGAAAATACAATTAATAAAATTACCAAGAAAAACTTGGATGAATTAAATTTATGGGTCGGACACATTAAATCTAAAAATAATTATGAAAATTTAGATAACTTGTTTTCAACAAGTGTTTTAACACTAGAAAATAAAGTTAAAAGTAAAAAAATTATTCTTGAAAATTTAAAACAATCTCCGGAACAAATAAAAACTATAAAAAGTTTACCTATAGAAAAATTAGTAAATGTCGCTAATAAAACATTAAATAATTTTATTAATTCATTAAATGAAGAAAGTAAAAAAACTTTAACAAAAATTTTATCAGAAGATGAAAATAAATTAAAGTTAAAATATGAACTATTAAAAGAAGATGTTGTTGATAAATTGGAAAACATCAAAAAAAATGAAGCTGACACTGAAGTTCTTAAAACAATTGAGGAAACATTAAATAGACTACAAAATGAAAATTTTGATAGAATTTCATTTTTTAAACTGCAAGAACTAAATAGAAGTATTTAATCTAAATTCTTAAGTCTTTGTATATAAATAGCCTTTTGTAAAGTCTGTCTTTTTTCGACAGACTTTTTTGTATATTCTTTTCTATAATTAAGATGTGAATTTTGTCTAGTTCTAATTACCTTACTTTTTAATTCCTTTAAGGCTTTTTCAATATCGTTTTTTTTTACTTGTACTATTAACATAAATGATTTTATTATATTTGATATATATTACAAAATTACGTAAACTTTACTAAAATAAACATTGAGATTATGAAAAATTTTTATGAAAAAGGGAAAAACCTCAAAAATTAACGGATTTAGAACATCCAAAGTAAGTTACGGAACAGTAGATTCCAAAGAATTCAAATCACTTTATTTGAACATACAATCCTGGGTAGAGCCCAAAAAAGAATCAGAAAACTGGGCAAGAGTTGTTCTGAATATGAATAGAAGTGTAAAACATTCAGTTTTCAATAACATAAACAAAGAACTTTTTGATGATAAATTTATAGTGGATTTGGATTTAAGAACAAGTGGTTTACAGATGAAAAAAAAATCTTTTATGAATTTAGAAATAAATTTATATTTAACACAAGAGATTGATTTTAAATCCACTAAATTAAAAAAATACTTAAAAAATATTACCAAAGAAATTTATTTAGACGTATTTAGCAAGAATGATAATTTCAAATTTTATCTAACAAAAAACGGAAATACCAAACCTTTAAAAGTAAAAACCGAAAAAGTTTAATATTTATAATAAAAATTTAAATATGAAAATTTTAGGACCAAACGAAACTGGTAAAGGAATCCTTATCGAATACGATGCTGGATATATAAATCCAAAATCACAAAACAATCATTACATTATGGAATCTCAAAACTTTTTGGACCATTCAAAACCTTTTGAGTTTTATGCTGTATTACAAAAATATGACACCCCAAATAGAAATGGTAGAGTTTACCCAGAAAAGATATTAAAAAGAGAAGCGGAAAATTATAAAAAAATGATTGAGAAAGGAACATCTCTTTCAGAACTTAATCACCCAGAATCTTCACTTATTGATCTTGATCGTGTATCCCATATGATAACTGAAGTTTGGTGGGATGGTCCGATATTATTAGGCAAACTAAAACTATTAACATCACCAGGTTTTCACGAAAGAGGTATTGTATCAACAAAAGGTGATATGGCAGCAAATTACTTACGTCAAGGTGTAACATTAGGTATATCTTCTCGCGGTGTTGGGTCGTTAAAAAAAGTTGGCGAACAAAATGAAGTACAAGATGATTTTGAATTAATTTGTTTTGATCTTGTATCTTCTCCATCAACACCGGGAGCTTATTTATTTTTAGATAAAAATGATAGATTTAAGTTTGATGAAAATTTAGAAGAAGAAAAAAGAATGACTGTAGAAAGAAATGTTGGTGAATCCGGAAACAAATCTCTTGACTTAATGAAAAGATTATCCGATTATTTGAGTAAATAAAAAAAATTATGGAACAAGGAGAAAAATATTTTGTAGCAAAGATTACATCAGATTTGTTAGATTCAGAATCTGGGAGAGTAAAAAAAGTAAAAGAAGAAAAATTAGTTTTAGGGTACACACCAACGGATGTTGAGGCAAAAGTGACAAAAATCTATGAAAACTACACAATGGACTGGAGGATTACCTCAATAACAGAAAGTAAAATTGATGAAGTAATAGAGTAAAATTTAAAAAATATTTTTTCATAAAAAGGGAATAACATTAGTTGTTCCCTTTTTTTATTGTCTAAAATTAAACTTTTTCAAAAACCTGTGTATTTATTTGAATAAAGTCAAAAAAATAAAAATGGCAAAAAATCAAAGAGAAGTAGAAGACGCATTATTCCAGATTAAGAATTTGGAAGAGTCTTTACAAAGAAACGCACAAGGAATACTTTCATCAACAATGAGGGAAGAAATCAATTCATTAGTAAAAGAATCTCTAAAAGAACAAGATGAGGTTGAGGATGAAGAAGAAGTTGAGGTGGACATTGAGGACACGGATACTGATAATGAAGAATTTACTGATGACGATGAATACGCCATAGATAATATGGGTGATGAAGAAATGATGGGTCAAGAAGTAATGCCTTCCGATGATGACACAGTTGATTTAACCCAAGCATCTGACTCTGAAGTATTAAGAGTATTTAGAGCGATGGGTGATAACGATGGTGTTATAGTAAAAAGAGATGATAATATGATACATTTATCCGATAACGAAAACAACGCAGAATACATTATCCAACTTTCTGAATCAATGATGGATGATAGTGAATTAAAAGAATTTGGTAAATCTGAATTTGATATGTATTCACATCATTTTGATGATGATGAAGATGAAGATGATTTTGAAAATTTATCTTTTGATTTTGAAGACGAGGATGATGAAGAAGAAGACGAATTTGGTGACTATATGCCTATGAACAAATTGGATATGGGTATTAGAGAAAAAGGAATGCTTAATCAAGATCCGATGGCCAGTAAATTTAAATCTAATGAATTTGATGATGAAGAAGGTTTTGATGATGAATTTGACTATATGTCTTTGGGTGAAGAAGAAGATAAAATCACTATGGATAATGGTGAAGAATTTTCTAGACCAGTAGAAGAAAACATCTATGAATTAGAATTAGATGAGGAAGACGGTATGTTTGATGGAAGTAAAACACATAAGTTTGAATTTGATGAAGAGGATTTTTCTAATGAAGAAAAATATCACTCAATGATGGAAGCTAAAGGATTCAAAGCAAAAGGTGTTGGAATGGGCAACGCTTCAAAATATCGAATGAGTAAAAAACCAAACATGGATGGTGGATTTAAAACAGTTAAGAAAACTGCCAACAAAACTATGGGTACTGGTAGACCAAAATTTGAATATAAAGAGGGTGAAAATTTAAAGGGGGATTTTAATGTAAAACCTTCTAAAATGGAAACAAAAGAAGCTTCAAGAACTTATGGTAATGGTTCAAAATCTGGAAGAGGATTAAGAAAAGGTATTACACCTAATCGAAATCTTACATTGGAAAATAAAAGAGAACTTGAATTACTAAGAGGTAAAAATGATGAATACAGAAAAGCACTTGATTTGTTTAGAACTAAATTAAATGAAGTTGCAGTATTTAATTCAAACCTTGCGTACGCTACTAGGTTATTCACGGAGCATTCAACAACTAAACAAGAAAAGATTAATATTCTTAGAAGATTTGACAACGCTGAAACTTTAAAAGAATCTAAAAATCTTTACAGAACACTTAAGTCAGAGTTAGACTCGCCAAAAGCTAGTGAAAATACAATCACAGAATCAGTACAAAGAAGAGTAGAAATTACTCCATCTACTGGATCTGCTGCAAATTTGATTGAATCAAAAACGTATGAAAATCCACAGTTTTTACGAATGAAAGACTTAATGACTAAAATAAAATAAACTTTTTTAAAAGTAAAGTATATTTATAATATACATAAATAAAAAATAAAACAAAAAAACCAATAAAAATGGGAGCATTATTAGAATCAGGTCTTGTTGGTAACATCGGTTTAAAACACCTTAAAGTTATCAAAGAAGATACAATTAACAAATGGGATAGATTAGGATTCCTAGAAGGTCTTAAAGGACATTTAAAAGAGAACGTTGCACAGTTATATGAAAACCAAGCATCTCACCTAATTAACGAAGCGACTTCTGAAGGCTCAAACGGAGCTTTTGAAACTGTTGTATTTCCAATCGTTAGAAGAGTATTCTCTAAATTATTAGCTAACGATATCGTATCTGTACAAGCTATGAACTTACCAATTGGTAAATTGTTCTACTTCGTACCTAAAATCCAAGGATATTCAAGTGGTTATGATAACGGAACATCAGGTGTTCATTATCCACCAGTTGGTTCTCCAGAAGCAGTTAACTCTAATGAAAACAATCCAGGACAAGGTTATGGTGATGCGTCTGCAACAAACTTTCCTTACGCAAAAAATCTTTATGATTTATTCTACGAAGGTGCAGAACCAGGATTAGATCCAGGTGGTCTATTTGACTATTCAAAAGGTCGTTGGTCAGCTGTTACAGCTCCATCAACAGTTGTTAAATGGTCTGGTGGTAATTTAGTTACCGCATCTAATAATGATGCTGCGTATGTTGGTAACACAAGAAAAGTTTTAATTCAACTTTGTGGTTGGAGTAATATCGCTGGTGCTGGAAAATTAATCGGACCAGACGGAAACGAAATCGATACAGAATCTTTCCTTTCTGACCTTAAAATTATTCCAAATTATGTTGGTTTAGGTTTTTCATCTGGTAACACATGTCCACTTCCTACAGCAGCTCAACCACTTTTATTTAGAGTTGTTACTCAAAAATATGGTAAAGGAATTGTTCAGTATGGTGAAACAACACAAACTACTTTCCCAACCACTGGAAATGGTGGTTCATTCTATGACATCTGTAACGCAAATGGATGTATTATTCTTGAAGTTGATCTTTCTTGTCCAGCTTGTGCTACTTGTGGTGATACATCATTAGACGGATATACAGGTTCTACTTTATCTGCAATTACTTCTGGTACATCATTTACTGCTGTATGGAGAAGATATGAAGAATTGGAGTTTGAAGAAAAAATCGGTGAGGTTTCTTTTGACCTTGAGTCTGTAACAGTTTCTGTAACTGAAAGAAAATTAAGAGCACAATGGTCTCCAGAGCTTGCTCAAGACGTTGCTGCATTCCATAATATCGATGCTGAAGCAGAATTGACAGCTTTATTGTCTGAACAAGTTGCTGCTGAAATCGACCGTGAAATCCTTAGAGACCTTAGAAAAGGTGCTGCTTGGAATTTACGTTGGGATTACAACGGATGGAGAAGATTAAGTTTAACAACTTCTTACACTCAAAAAGATTGGAATCAAACTTTGATTACTGCAATCAACCAATTGTCTGCACAAATTCACAAATCAACTTTGAGAGGTGGTGCTAACTGGATTGTTGTTTCTTCTGAAGTTTCTGCGATCTTTGATGATTTAGAATACTTCCACGTATCTAACGCGTCTCCTGAGCAAGACCAATACAATATGGGTATTGAAAGAGTTGGTACTTTAGCTGGTCGTTACCAAGTGTATAGAGATCCTTACTTCCCACCAAACACAATTTTGATTGGTCACAAAGGAACGTCTTTACTTGACACAGGTTACATCTACGCACCGTATGTACCTCTACAATTGACACCTACAATGTATAACCCATTCAACTTTACACCTATTAAAGGTATAATGACTCGTTATGCTAAGAAAATGGTTAATAACCGTTTCTACGCTAGAGTTACAGTTGACGGTGTTCGTACGTTTGATTTAAGAGAATTGAGATAATCAAACCCTTAAAATAACCTACAAAGGAGACAAGAAATTGTCTCCTTTTTTTGTTATATAATAATTTAACGCCGGTTAATGTTCATTTATTAAGTTTTACACTTGTTTTAAATTGTTTTTTAAACTATTTATTAAGTAAAAATATTTAATTATGAAAAACTATATAATAATTTTATTCACAATTTTAACAAGTTTTTTTGTTAATTCACAAGTTAGTTCTTATACATTTGGGTCATCAACAGGAACTTATACACCTATTGCCGGTGGTACTAATGCCGATAATTTCACGACTTGGACAAATACGGTCTTTTTTGATGACGGTGTGTATGCCCCCCAACCAATTGGATTTAATTTTACATACGAAGGTAGTGTTTTTACAACATTCGGTATTAGTCAAAATGGGTTTATCATATTAGGTGCTACACCTACAGGTACTAATTACACGCCAATATCATCATCAGCAAATTCTATTTCTCCAATGGGGAATGATCTTATAGGTCGTGGTAATTTACGAGTTAGTACTACAAATGCTAACCCTACGGTTACTGTAACTTCAGGAGACATTAGTCAAATTTTAGTTGGTGATAAAGTTAGTGGTACAGGTATTCCTGCAGGTGCTACGGTATCATCTAAAACGGCAACTACAATTACTATGTCAGCAAATGCGACATCCACAGGAACTCTTCGCCATTTTAGATTTAGTAGAAATACTTTTGGTATTAGATATTTAACTTCAGGTACCGCACCTAATAGAACGTGTACAGTACAATTTACAGGATTTCAAAGATATACCACATCAGGATTTTTTGGTGAATTATATAATTTCCAAATAAAATTAAACGAAACAACAAACACAATACAATTTGTTTATAATATATTAGGCCCTGATTTAGGGACTGGTAGTGCTACTGCAACAACATTTCAAGTGGGAATACGAGGGGCAACTGCGTTTAATAACAGAACAACCACAACAAATTGGGCATCAACAACCGCAGGGACATTAAATACATCAACTGTAACACTTTCAAGTACAGTTAAACCAGCTTCTGGTTTAACATACACTTGGACGCCACCGTCTTGCGCGGCACCATCACCATTATTAGTAACTTACACATCCCCAACCTCGGCTAATTTATCTTGGTCGGCATCACCATCATTACCGACAAATGGGTATGAATGGGAAATTAGAACTTCAGGTTTAGGGGGTAGTGGTGCAACAGGATTAACTGCTAGTGGTAGTGTTGGTGCGGGAGTTACATCGGCATCTACCTCATCATTAACTCAAAATACAACCTATATATTATATGTTAGAAGTAATTGTGGAGGAACGTATAGTTCTTGGAATGCGTCCGCAAGTTCAACCTCTCCATTACCACCACCAGCAAATGATTATTGTTCTGGAGCTGTAAATGTTTCTTGTGGTACTAGCTCATTAGCAGGTACGACAGTAGGTACGGTTGTTGAAACTGCACCATTTTCATTATCATCTAATTATGGTGTTTGGTATACATTTGCGGGTGACGGTCAACAAACAACCATCACATCAACAACAACATTTGACCATAGTTTATTATTTATGTCAGGATCTTGTAGTGGATTAACTTACATAACTAACATTGATAATTCATTTTCTACTGAAACATATACATTTACAACAACGGTAGGTGTTCAGTATTATATTTATGTTGCTCATTATTTAACCAGTAGTACTTCAACAGGAACGTTTACGATATCTAGAACTTGTACCGCACCTCCTGTACCACCAATCAATGATAACCCAAGTGGAGCTATTGATTTAACAATATCAAATACAGTAACATATGTCACTTATACTAATACAAACGCAACTAACACAACTACTGAATTAACACCTAGTTGTGCTGCATATGTTGGTGAAGATGTTTGGTTTAAAGTTACACTTCCACAATATGTAACATCATTAGATTTTGACACACAAACCGGTGTGATAACTGATGGTGGTATGGCAATTTATAGAGGTACGCCAGGATCATTAGTAGAAATACAATGTGATGATGATAATTCATTAAATGGGGCAATGTCGTTTATATCAAGAAGCGATTTTACTGAATATGAAACAATTTATATTAGAATATGGGAATATAATGGTGGGACAACCGGTACGTTTGGTATTTCAGTTACATCACCACAACCATTACCAGTTGAGATGTTGTATTTTGAGGGTGTTGGGTATGAAACAACAAATCTTTTAAAATGGGCAACATCAAGTGAATATAACTCTAATTACTTTTTAATACAAAGAAGTATTGATGGTTATGAATGGAGAAGTGTTGGTCAAAAAGGATCTGCAGGTAATTCAAACGAACTGATTGAATATTCATACGTTGATCAATTTTCAAACAACTCGGTGGTGTACTACAGATTACAACAATATGATTTTGATGGTCAATACAAGACTTACGGACCTATAGTTATAACAAACTATCAGACAGATAAAAAGATTGTAAAATACGTTAATTTATTAGGTCAAGAGGTTGGTTCAGAATCAAAAGGTGTTATTATTGAAATATATGATGATGGTACAATGAGAAAAATTATACGATGATAAAAAGTTTTGATTTTATTAGAAGGTTGTTTGTTATAGTACTTGCTATCCTACAACCTTTTATTATTTATTTTTACTGTGGGGAACTAGATTCAGTATCCCAAGCCTGGGAAACGGAGTTACAATTTTTATTTATATTAACAAATGCCCTTGTGAGTTATTTTTTTTTTGAGTTAGATGAATGGAAAATACCGTCAATGTTTTTACTATTATTAACCGCATTTTCAGTTCCCAGTCATTTTTGGTTACATAACCTATTTGCAATACTTTTTTTTCTTTCTTGTTTGATTCCACTATACCTTACAAAAAGATTAAAATACTATTTTTATATCTATTTAATATCAATTTTTTTCTGGATATTTAATGGGTTTTTTTGGATGGAGACTTGGGGAATAATAACATTATGTGTTTATCACCTACATATTATGCTATACAAAGTACATTTACTGTCTAGACATAGTTCTAATAGCCTTTGATACGACTTCAGTTTCACCAATTGTAAACGCACCCTTTCTATGGGCTGATTTTATGGCCTCAACTAGATAATATATGGAGTGGTCTTTATCCATAGTAGTAAGGATAATATCCAAATGTTCTTCAGTTTTTAAGTCTATAGAACCAAATAAAGTACCAAATAGTTTATTTTCGTTTTCCATATATTATGATATTTATTATAGTAATGATAATTAAGGATTTAATAAAGAAAATATTAAAAGAAGCAACTGGAGATTCAACTGGTGGTAGAGGTTCATACGTGGCTCCATTACAACCTGGAATGCGTGATTTTGATAAACCAAAATTAGCCCCATTTACAGATTCAGTATCAAACTATAAAAGTCCTTTAGTTGCCTATGATAGTTATGATCACGATTGGGATTTAAGAAGTAATCAAATACGAGAACTCGAAAAAGTTGCAAGAAAAATATCAAATTTTATAAAGAAACACCCAGGGTCAACAAATAGTGATGAAGATGGTAATGTTTTAAATAGAACACCAAGTGGTAAAGAAAACTCAAAAAAATTAGAAATTGTACCGGTAAAACACCAAAAAAAGAAACTAAAAATTAACGAAATAACCACAACAACAACTGCTGGTGAATATTCTGGTCCGCAAGAGCTTGGAATGAGAAAATGGAAAAAATCAGAACTTGGGGCTTTTGATATCGAAAGCGATAGTCCGGTAAATAATTTTTTTAAAAAAAGAACAACGAAAAAAAATGTTTATAAAGTTGTTGGAGGTTGGGAACCACAACAAGGTAAATTTGAAGTTACAACATATGATGTTGATGGTGAACACGAATCACAATTATCAAAAGGACAACTAACAAATGACCCTATTGAATGGTATAGACCTTTAAAAAGAAAAGTGGTAACAAAAAAAGATATTCTTAAAAGACAAAAAATGAACGAAGATTTGGCTGTTTGGTTTGGTAAAAAGAAAAAACCAAAGGGTTCTTCACAACCAAAAGGTCCTTGGGTTGATATATGTAGAAAAGTTGATGGTAAACATCCACCTTGTGGAAGATCAGATGCTAGTGAAGGTTCCTATCCAAAATGTAGAGCAGCAGGTGTTGCAGGAAAAATGTCAGATTCACAAAAAAGAAATGCTTGTAGTCAAAAAAGAAAAGCCGAAAAAAACGACCCTCAATCCGGAAAAGGGCAAAAACCAGTAATGGTTTCAAATAGGAAAAAAACAAATGAAAATATGAAAAGAAGAATTATTACACTTACGGAAGATGATTTAACAAGAATTGTTAAAAGAGTTTTAAACGAAGAAAAAGAAAAACCTATAATATCACCAAATCAAGAAATAAAATTAGAATGTACAAGTTATAAATTAGTTGGGACTTCGCCAAATGAAAAGATACAAATTGGTGGTACCGAAACTATTTCTGGTATTTTAGATACTGAATCACGAGTATTAGCAGGTGGTAGTTTCCAAGATAGAGGACATAAAATTGGTGAACCTTGGGGTAGTGGTTTTGAATATACTGAAACTGACAAATACGGTTTAGTTTTTAATGTTAACCAAAATAAAAAACCATATACACCACCAGGATCTGGATCAGGATTTCCAGATATGTATAACACACCAAGTTATGAATTTACTCTAAAGCCAATTGATGAAATCCTTAGTAGTATTTTAAATATTGGTCAAAATGATAAAAAACACATTATTTTTGACACATCAAGTACCGGAAGAAATTCTTTTTGTCGTATTATTAGTAATACACCTAATGGTGAATTTTTAACAGAATTAAAAGATAACTGGGATTTAAATAACGATATTTAATTTTTAATAAATAAAGAGTCAATTTTTGAAGATGAAATAAAACAACTCTTAATTTTATTTTGTTCTTCTTCACTCATTTCTGACCAAGTATTTATAAGAGCTCGCTCAAATGGAGTTAATTTCATTAAATCAATTTCATTATTTTTTGTATTACCCATTTTGTACGTATATGGTGTATTATCATTGTAAGTGTTATACGTCAATTTTGACGAATTTTTACAACTAAATAAAGTTGATATGACTACTAAAACTAAAATTAAATTTTTCATCTTATATAAATTATTGGTTAACACTTTTTGATACTTTTTCTAATACGTTATGTAACGAATTTTTTATTTGAGAGTTTATTATGTCCTCATATTTTAAACGTCTTTTTTCTGTTTCTACGTCAAATATTTTAGACATTCTTTCCCAATCTCTGTTACTTAATTTAACACTATAATGATATACGTGATTTGTTAAATCGACACGACCATAATCCATTGTTATAAAAATATCAATTTCTTTATTTTCAAGATACCTTTTATTTGACATTGGTGCAATCATAAACTTTGTATCTGGATGTTGTATTACTTTAAGACAAATCAGAAAACAAGTTTTTTCATAAGTTGCTGGGTCATCCTGATGTGTTGGTGCAAAACCAATCTTTTTAAAATACAAATACGTTTTTAATTTTAACCTTTTAAAAAATCTCTTAATTCTTTTTTTCATATCTTTTGTTTATTGTTCTACAAAGATAGTGAATTTTATTTGAAATAAACAAACTATTTTAATAGTATTTTATTATATTCACATTTCCAACCTTTATAATGTTGTAAATCACCTTTACCAACCCTATGTAAAGCACTGTCGTTCAAACCGTACTCTAAACAAAAATTTCTCAAGGAAGTTAAATTAAATTCAACACCATCTGGTGATATTAATTTATAAACTCTTTTTTCAATTGTTTCATTTTTACTTCTGTTTAAAATTATTAAACCTTTTTGGGTGTTTCTTTTTCTTTTCTTTCTGATAGAACTTAAAGTATTTTGATTAATATTATTTTGTCTACCATATTCATATAAATTTGTAACAACCGTTTCATTTAAATTTTCATCGTATATTACAAATTCATCTTTAGTTTCTAATTCTTGAATTTTATTTTTTAAATTAATAATTTCAGAACCTAAATTGGATTCTTGTGATTTACCACTAAATAATAAAGAAATAAAATTTTGCCAAACATCAACGCTTGTTTCATTTCTTCCAATATTAGCAACATAACAAGTTAAAACAACATTATCCTTTGTATAACCTTTAAACCTATCTAGTCTATCAATTGAAGGTTGTTGTGGGTGTTTATTCGTTAGTGTTGGAATTAAAGGTATATTAAACCAATAGCATAGACCGCGTTGGTTTTTATAAATTTCAAGAATTTCGTCAATAGTTAATGTATTTTCACAATTCCTTCTTTTTGTTGAGTGTAATAAATTATTGACCCATAATCTCAATTTTCTTTCTTGTGATTTTAATTTTTCTTTTTCAATATTTTTTGGATCTTGTCTATACTTTTTTTTGTTGGTTCTGCCTCGTAATTTGTGGTGATGTTTACATAATAAACCTTTTTGTGAAGTATAAAACTCACTTAATGGTTTTAATTCATTACATTCTTTACAATACTTTGTTTCCATATATATAAATATATGGAATTTGGGTAAAGTGTCTAAATCTGTAAATTATTTTTTTATCCACTTACCACCTTTAGAGTTGTACCTCTTAACGGCAGCGCCATTACAATATGCGCTCGGACAAACGTCGTATCTTGCTCTAGCCCAAGATAAAGATTGTTGCCATAATTTTTTATTAGTTGCAACATTCTTTTTTTTCTTACCTTCTGACATAACCATATCCTTATCGTCAATATTCATAGACATTTCCATACCATCTTTTTTTGATTCATTCATAATAAAATCAAAAACTTGATCCATATTATTTTTTGCTTCAGAGATGTGATCTTGAGCCCAATCGTGACCATTTTCTAAAATAGACTCAACCATTTCTTCATCTAAATCAAGTAATAAATCACATTGTCTTCTCATTTGTTCTAAGTTAGAAAAAAACATATATCTTCCAGACCTATGTTCCTCTTCTTCTCTTAAAACTTTTTTTATAATTCTATCTAAATTTCTCATATTATTAAGCGTTTAATCCGTTAGGTCCTCCTAAAACTATCATATTTAATTGAGTTACTTCAGTTCCATAACCATCAGTCCATACTGGGTGTGGTGGCGTTACCGCCGTTGATCCAGTAAATTCACAATCTGGAATACAAATAAAGTTTTCTGTATTTGCGCTTCTTGGTAGTTCTTCTCCACAATCTTCACAAACCGAAAAGGGCCCTGAAACGTATGAATAATCTGTTTGACCTGATTCACTTAACCCTCCAAAAGTAGCACAAAATGGTGTTTCAGAAGCAAATTGTATTTCATAAGTAAGACCTGTAGTGGGTGATCCAAATTGATCACAAAAATTAAGTGCTTCTATATTAATTTCATTTTCTGTACCACATTGTATAAATTTAAAATTTAAAGATTCTACATTATCGGCTAAACACTCACAACAATTTGGATATTGAGCATTCAAGTAAGAAAGAGGTGTTATAGATTCCTCAGTTACGGTCACAACATTACCACAAAATAGATCCTCACCAACACCAAACCTTATCGATTCTCCCAACGTTAACGTTACCGCTGAAATAATATATACATCGTTAGTTAAACATTCATTTATAATATAATTTGTCATAATATCTTTTTTTATATAAATATATTAATTATCCGTTTAATCCATTTATTCCACCCAATGTAATCATATTTAATTGTGTTACTTCAGTTCCATAACCATCAGTCCATACTGGATGTGGTGGCGTTACCGCCGTTGATCCGGTAAATTCACAATCCGGTACACAAATAAAGTTTTCTGTATTTGCACTTCTTGGTGGTCTAATGTTATCAATATTACACTCAATACAATTAAAGTAAAAATTAAGAATATTAATTTCTGGATAATCTCCGTTTACAAGGCAAGTACCATTAATAACATAACATTTACTATATTGTATAATATTAAATGTGGTATACCCAAAATTATAAAACATAAAATAATCACTTAACGAAACACTAACATATTGTTGATTTGAACCATCACATTCGGAGATTGAAATATTAACTCTTGAACTTAATAAACAGTCGTCACAAATTTGGTAAGCGTCACTTGTTAATGAGTTGTATATTGGATAAGGACCCATAGATGGGTCATAAGGGCTTAGTAAAGTGTAACAATCAAAATCAACTGATCCCCATTTTACTTTAACTCTGTCTCCAGTAATAAACCCATTTGTAGTTGTAATTATTGCTTGTGATCCTGTACTACAACTTTCGCCTAACCAAACAAAATTATCAGAAAGATTACAAGTTTCACAATCTATTAATAAATTAAAACTATATATTGGATAAGAAGTGCTAACTATTGGGTTTGAATACGACGTAATCTCAACACAATCATCTAACCACGGAACATATAACGTGGTACCAATGGGGTTTTCAATATATTGATAAGAAATTAATGAACCTTCATTCGCTACATTCTGTACCGTAATAATAATATCATCATCAGGACTAATACCGCCAATCTCACCACCTAAAAGCGTTATGGTATCACCAACATCATATAAAATACCAAGATTAGGTAATCCGATTGAAGTTATTGTATTAAATTCTACTATAACTTCAAATAACGCATATTGGCCACTACCATCAGTGCTGCCCGTTACGTAATACGTACCATCTGTTAATACCGAAGCGGTAGTGTCACTATAGCTAAATCCCCCTATTGGACCTGCACCACTACAAGTTGAATAATTATATTGAATACCTGTACACTCAATACAATCCGTACAAGAGGGCTGAGGCTCAAAATTTAAAAATGATGATATTGTTATACCACTTTCAGTTAAATCTCCAATATCATAACAACCAAGTTCATATGATAAATTACTAAAATCTTCTGATCCTAATAATGTTGATGCCCACACAACTTGTTCTGTTCCGTTTATACAATTTGTAATGATTCTTTTATCCGCAACTTGTCCTAAACATTCTTCACATTGAGATGGATCAATAAATGGACCTAAATCGGCAACCAATGTTACGTCTGGACTTGAGCCTTCAGTCACACCCCCAACAACACCACAGAATTGTTGGAATAACAATGGGTCATAATAGGTGATTAGATTACCAATATAATCATCACTTGGTAATTGGACGTATTTGATAAATCCATCAAGACAATCCGTAACTTCATACGTAAATGAGTTTTCTGCAATACAGGTTTCACAATTGTCTTCTAACGGTGATATACTAATTACTTGACCAACGTCTCCTTCATATTCAACTAAAAAAGAATTAATATTAAAACACCACGTTATTGGTTTACCCCCAATATATATAAATGAAATGTAATAAGTTTGCCCAACATCTAATGTCCCAGTAAATGCGGATGTTGGTAAAGGAAATAGATTCCTATTTTCACTTGGTGGACAAAACCCAACTAAAACATATTGTGAATTACTATTAAGACAATCTAAACAATCGGTATATGTATCACCTAATATCATATTTGGAGTCCCTTGGTCAGGTTTACTTTCATCTATTCGGGTATAACATCCTGATGGTATACGACCACCAAAGACTTGATTAAAATAGTAAGTACCATTAGTGGTTGTTGCCGATAACGTATCATCAACAACAAAGGTATAAGTAAGACCATCACTACAACCAGATACGTTAAATCTTATTATATTTGTCATTATTTTTTATTAACTATTTGAAACTTTATTGTTCTTTTATAAGTATTTACTTCACCACTAGAGATTACCTTTAAATCAATATAATATTCATTTGGTATTTTATCTCTTGTATCAAAAATTAAGTAGTACTCATTTGGTGTTCTATTTAACATTGTCCAGTCTTGTACTTGAACTTCTGTTTGTCCCTCTCTTACATAAACTCTATAATAAGCTTCCACTTTTGGTAGTTGTTGGTTTTTTGTGTATGCTTTTTTAATTATCACACCAACTTTTCTAATATCGGTATTTAATATTTTTTCATCTTGTTTAATACCAAAAAAGTCAAAACCATAGATTGATGGGTCATTTGTTGTTGTACCAAATTGTAATGAACTTTCTAAAGGTTTGATTACAAATTCATTAACAACATTTGGTAATGAAAAATTATTTAATTTTATGTTACTCCAAGTATCTGTAAAAATACAAGGTGAATGATAATTTAATAATGGTGGTATTGCAATTTCATAAACACCTTTTGTTCTCTGACAACTATCTAAATTAATAAGTCCAGGTATTGGAGTTCCGGTTTGGTCTGCAATTGTTACTTTTGGTATTTCATCTAAATTTACAAAATCACCATCTTCATATGTATAAAGATATAATTTATTAACTTTACCTAATGAAAAGTTATTTCTATTGTCTTGTATTAAATCATCATAAATTGTTTCAAGTCTTGGTTCATAAAATGTTTGAGTGTGTCTAGAAAAGAAACCAACATAGTATGATTTTGTTGTTCCGGTTAAGTTTTCAAGTTGAGGTAAAAAAGATATTCCCCAACCAACTGGATTAACAAATGAACCATCCAAAATTGCTTCAATCTCACTTGTCATATCAATTTCCAAATCTTCATTACCAAATTCAAAATGTTGTACACCAACAATTGTTAATGCTGAAAATGGAAATGTTCCGTAGTTCTCATTGTTATAAACACCATCTTGTTGCCAAGGTGTAAGAGTTTGTCTTAAATACCAATTTGATGGTCTTGTTGAATAATTTCTATCACCAGGTACGGAATCTAAATCGGAAAAATCATAACCAACACCTTCGTCCCAATATTGAGGTAAAGTTTCATTAAAATCTTCATATGGTATTCTCCAGACAATTAAATCAAATGATGTTGCCCTTTCTTTTTCTTCTGATGTTTTTGTATTTAAAAAATCTCTACTAAATGAAGACGTATTAATCATACGTAATACGTGTCTTATATTTGTTGTGCATCCGGTTGAAATGATTTTTTGGTTATACTTTTCTTGAAGTTCCGTTAAATCGATATCAAATATACATCTAGAAAACCCAATAGGTACTTTTACACCGCCGTCGGCGTAATATAATTCAATAATAGGGTTTCTACCCGTGTTTGTTTCACCACTATAAACAATAGTATTATTTCTACTGAAATATGAATTATGAATCGACATTTACTTTTTTAATATAAATATCAATTAATTCGAATATTTGGATTTAAAAATCTTTTTGAGTTTAATTCTTTTTTTATGTCGTCTAGACTAACACTATTTTCACCTTCACCAGATAGATAACAAGGTGCGTCAACTGGGTTATGAACATGTCCTGATATCCATCTTATTAGTTTATCTAATAGATTATATAACTCTTCACCTCTAACCATAGAATTTGTTCTATCTTTTAAATAATCTGTAAATGTTGGTTGGTCAATACCATATAAAGTGTTTTTTAAATCGATTGTAAATTTATCATCAGTTGTTTGGTGAGTAAGGAGATAAAGGAAGTCACCACCCATTGTTGCATAAGTAACTGGATTATCTTTATATTCTGCTCTTTCAATATCTGTTGAGCTTTTGATTGTCTGTGGACCAACCCTATTATAATCCCAAATAACGGCAAAACCTGGTTGGTCACTTGAGTCAAAAAGTTTTATTTTGTTATAAATGTTAATTACCACATTATTTTCCACAAAATCTATTGTTAGACTTGGACTTGTGTTTAATATTTTTGTGTTGGTTGAAATACTTGGACCAAAAACAAAAGGAAATTGTCCTATTAAATTTCCAGAATTTGGGTATTTGTTATAACCATCAATATTGATAAAACCTTTATTAAAACCTCTAATATACGTATTAATAAAAATAATGGAATCCTCAACACTTAATCCAGTAAACACATATTTTGAATTAGGGATTAAATTGCAATTTACGGTAGTGCCAGTATTAAACCCAAAATTAGATGTTGTAACATTTTTTACAGTACTTACTTGTACGTAACCATCAACAGTATCTGCAGTAAGGTTAACATTTGAAATATCCCATTCAACAAAGTTTTTTACATCTTTATCAACAAACTTTGTTATATCATAAGTTTCGGTACCAACATCTACCAATTCTTGGTCAAATATTGATAATTGTAAGAAAGATCTTTTATCGTATGGTGTTACATCTGGTTGTGTAATTTCACCAACACCACTTGATTGTTCTACAACTATTTTTCTATATTTACCAGCCCTTAGTAAAACATCATTTTTCTTTAAAACAACATCAGTAGTGCCTCGACTTAAAAGTGCGTTATCACCAGGCAATGGGTATATATCTTTTACAATCTCTTGTACAACACCAGTACTACTATTTCTAGGTTCGTAACTTTTTTGAATTGATGTCCCATTATCTAAAACTGATTGGGCGTTTAAGAATGTTTCTCTTTCGTTGTTCCAAGGTCTACTTAAAGGGCCCTGAACATAAAATTTATTATTTGATAAAGGTTCAACTCTTGTTGAATAAATAATATTAACGTATTCACCAACTTCTGGAACTTGATTAACATAATAAGGTAATAACGGAATAAAGATAAATGGGTCTTCTGAAGTCCAAGCATAATCACCAACTGATTTCGGTGAACCATCTGGTTTTGTTGGTACTGACTGATTTTCAAGTTTTGTTTGTGGTTCAATTCTTACTCTACCCAACATTAACGGATCAACATTATCTAAAACCTTACCAGGAAGAATTATTCTTTTATCTTGCATTTCTATTTTTATATTCTTTTAATATTGTATTATATGTAATTTCTAACTTATCTAAATGGTCGGTTAACTTAATAAGATTTTCCTTTGTCTTTTCAAATTCTGTGTTTATAAACTCAAGAGCAATTTCTAATTCTTTATTAGATTTTTCCTTATATTTTGACACAGTATCTAAAATTTGTTCTTTTGTTACCTTTTCCATATTTATACTTTTTTTCCAAACGCAATACTTGGCAATGTGGTACCAATTGGTGTTATTGATAATGGATCAATAGCAATTTGTACTTGACCATTTTCTGCTTCTTCTTTATCCATACCATCAATAACAGCCTTCATTGCTATTACAAATTTATTAGGTGTACCATCAGGAAGTGGTCCAGTTGGTATACCAAGTTTTTCAAATTCTTCTATAACATTAAGATAAGCTCTAGTCGAAGAAAATCCACTTAAAAATCTTGTTGCTAATAATAAAGGAAGTGGTATTTGATTACCAAAACCTCTAGATGCCAACTTTAATAATTTTAATAAATTATCTATAACACTTTTACATTCACGAACATCAACAATAATGTCCGCAATTTTTAATAGTATTTGTGTTAATGCAAATATTATTGATAAAGATTTTTTATTTTTTTCTAATTTTATATCAACAGTTATTGTTGAAATTAATTGTTTAATGTCCTGAACAACTAAATCAAAAATAATTTTTATAAAAATTCCATAAATTTTTGAAACTAAATTAACAACCAAATCTTTAAATTTTTTGAAAAAATCCACATATGATTTTACCAAATTAAGTCCTTGATTACCTAAAGCTAAAAGTACTATTGCTAAAGGTAATATTACTTTTGGTGTTAATAATGCAAACACAACTGCCTTTGGAAACTCTTTAATCATTGATTCGTCAATATTTATTTGTAACGGTAACCAATCTGGATTTTGAGTTAATGAATTTGTGATATTAGTTGCGTCTTCGATTGTGTTTGAATTATTTGATCCCGGAACAAAAATTAAATTTGATACAGCTGTAACTATAGCCGTAGTATCAACTGGTAATTTAATTGTTAAACATTCCTCAAATTCAACAACACCATTTAATACGTCAGAAACAGACTGGTCAATAAATAAAGTCTCAAGTTCGTCAAATTCAAAAAAAGAATCGTCAATGTTATCGTTTTCTGAAATTTTAGCAGAACCAGAAACATCAATTTCTTTTGTACCATCAAAACATAAACCTAATATTCGTTGTATTACCAATGAAACTTTATAAAAATCACCCAAATCATTTTTTCCGTCACCCTTCTCAATAGAAATTGCTCCAGTAAGGATATTCATTAAATTTGCAAAAATATTTTTGAAATCTATAATTTCTATTGATTGGTAATAATCTTTAACAAATTCTTTTATTTTTTGACCACTAACCCTTTGTTTTGGTGTTACTTTAAAGTAATTTCCAGAAACACCGTTATTGTCCAATTCAGTATATTCAATATCAAATAAATCTTGTAATGACTTACCTTGGTAATTTGACGAGTACTGAACAGAAAATTGTTGGTTAATATTTTGTATTCTTTGATACAACTCCTTGTTCATTGAAAATGGGTAATTAGGAAAATTTAAATTAGCCTCTTCATATGAAATTTTACCAATATTACTTGTTGGGTCAACTTTTAATAACCCTAAAAAATCTATTGATTTTACGTTAATATATAAGTCTTGATTTGGTTGGTATTCTTGGTCGTCAGAACAACCAGTTGTGTTAAAAATTTCTTGTTGTAATAAGTCTAATATTTTTGGTTTTAATTCGTTTAATGCTGTGATAAATTTACCAATAATATATTTTTTTACATCACCACCTTTTTTGAATTTTTCTAACTTGTTTGGGTCAAGACCTTTTAAACCGTCTTTTAAACCGTCTGTAAATTGGTCATTAGCTGAAAGGAATTTTATTTTTAATAATTCATCTAACTGACTATTTTGTTTTTTTTGCCATTTGTTAAATTTAGATTTTCCTTTTTCAAAACGTTTTGTAACTTTTGATTTTTTTTTCTCAAAAGAACTACCTACTTTCTTCTTTAACTTTTTATAGTCTCTAGAAAGTTGTTTGTAAGTTTGATTTTTTTGTATCGAACCACCAATAGCTTCATATCCTTCCTGAATATCTATTGCCATTATTTTTTCATTTTGTAACTTTTATCAGATGTGTCTTTTTCTATTAATGATTTCATAACATCATCATCTAAATCTAAATCAGATAAAGTAAATTCTTCATTCCTATCATTTGATTTTTGCCAGATTTGCGCTTGGAGTTTTGAAAGTGAAAGTTTTTTTTCCACACAATCATTTATTATTTTTTGTTGTTTTTCGATTACCGGACCAATAAGAGTCATATCTTCTGGTTCTTTCATCATAGTTAACATTTTATTTTGGATTCTAATTGCGGTATTTCTTTGTTCTACAAGTTCATTATATATTTCTTGCATCAAAGATAACATTGATTCCTTTGTTAGATTAATTTGTTTTTTTTGAGGTCTTGGCATAATAATAAATACTAATCTTTCAAAATATCCTGTAATAATTCAGAATATAATTTTTTATATCTTTTCATTGAAGACCTAATTTCTTTTGTTGTGAGATTTGTCATCTCCCTTAATTCAAATAAAATTATATTTTTATTGAATTTATTGTTGTTATTTGTTTCAATAAAAAGGTTTTTGTAGTTTTCAAAAAGATCAAATAACGACTGACCAAGTTTATGTTCCTGCTCTGTTATTTTTTTATCATCTAATGAAATTTTTAATTTCTCAAGAAACTTTTTCATAATTTCTTCACTAGTGATTTCTTCGTTATCAATATAATAAACCATATCCGGATTATTTTGTAAATCACTAGAAATGTCTTCATATGAAATTTTTCTGTTCATTTCTTTTTGATCTTTCATTATTTGACCCATCAAATAATTTTTACAAATAGTACCAAAATATGAATACGCTTTTTTTTCTTTTGACGGTTTAAATTTATCAATTTTAGTCATCAAAAAAGAATGTGTATCAATATGAACTTCTTCGTAATCCATATCTTTTCTATATAATTTGTATCGTCTTATAATTGACGATATCATTTTATCTAAAGGATGTTTTAAAAAATCATTATAAATTTTATTTTTCTCTTCAAAAGTTGTTGCTGTAAGATACTCTCTTACAGCATTTTCTTCTGTTTCAGCAAAATAATTTTTTACTTTTGGTTTTCTTCCTTTCTTTTTCTTATCATCACATTGTTCACAGTTTTCTTCATTACTCAACATTAAACTTCTTGTGGTTCATATTTTATTTCCCTTTCTTTGATGAATAGATATTCTTTTTTAGCCGAATCAATCCAAAATTTTACTTCATCTTCAGACAATCTATCATCGCTATTTTTATAATTCCAGAAAATTGAGCCTTCTCTTAAATTCATATGTTTATAACCAATCTTTGGGATTGTCATAATTTTAACATTATTATTAGTCATTCTTAATAAGAACTCATAACCAAAGGTTAATTTAAACGAATCTTTTAACATTCCAAAATCAACAAAAGATTTTTTTCTTATTACCATACCGGATATTTGGAAGTTTTGGTATGTAAGTAAGGTTTCGTTATCTAAATATCCCATTTCAGTTGAAAAGTTTGCGGCAAAGGTTGCTTCATTAGTAAAACCAACAAAAACACCTTTATAATCTACATCAACAACAATTGGTAAAAAAGTGTCAACATCACCGTAGATATCCATATAGTTTTTTGCGTTTTTAAACCATATATTTGAATACTCATCATCAAATTCTAAAATAGAAACCCATTCAGAAGTAGCTTTATTTACACCATAATTAACCTGGTTTGCAAAACTAGGAGTACCATCATACTCTTCAATTATTACATTTATGTCCCCAAAATCAAAAGTTGAGACATAGTTTTTAAAATAATCTTCACCTACGTGAACAATTATTAATTCACTAACCAAACCTTCTTGGTTTTTTACTGAAGTTATTGCCTTTTCAAAAAATTCTTCAAAGTCTATTGCCTTACCAGACTTGATTGGTAATATAACCGATATTGTGTTTTTACTTTCCATATTAATCAATTGTTTCAAATTTATTTAGTTGTTCTTCGAATGTTGCCATTCTTGTGTTAATCATTTCAGAAAAAACACTTAAAACATTATGTTTAAATTTATCTAAATCAGAATGTTTACTAACTGTTTTATCCATAGCATCAAAAAGTTCTGGGTTTAAATTATCCTCTAACCAATTTTGTGTGAAATCAGCAATAACCTCAACCAATGAATTTTTATTTGCTAACCAAATTCCATTATCTTCGTTTAACCATTCTGGTTGTAAGTGTGGTAACATACCAATTACTGGGACACCAGATTTCATAGACTCTAACGGAAATGTGCCAAAACCACTAGTTTGATCAATCCAAACAGAAACAAAACTTTCTTTTAATGCATTAGCAAATTCATTTTCTGTAAGACCTCTTAAATCTCTAAAAGTAATCCATCTATATTGTGGAAATTTAACATAAAATTGTTTAATTAAATTTACAGTATCTCTTTGATCTCTTGAATGGATAGAAATGATTGTTTTTGCTGGTTTTTCATTTTTTACAAAACACTCACTAATTACAGGTTCTATAATTTCAAATGAAACTTTTCGCATAAATTGCTCAATATATTTTTTTTGAGTTTCAGAAGTTGTAATACATTTAAAAAATCCAAGTTGTTGCCAGTTTTCACCCGGTTGTAAAGTTTCAAAAATATGATCATAAGCTTGTGCTAAAACAACTTTACCACAAGGTAATTTTTTAACTTGATCCATAATGTAACCAAAAATTTCAGGAATGATGATAATGTCATCTGGTGAAATTTCTAAATTACCCTCATCTATTGATTTGTGTTGTAGCTCTGACATATAGTTTTCTCCTAACCATTCACCAACACCAATGTATTCTTTGTTCTCGTGAAGGATAATTGGGTTGTAACCGTTCTTTTTTAACGTCATTGCAATCTGATAAGTCAGTCTAACTGAACCTTTTGCGTTTCCTTTGGTGTCTTGGGTAACAAAATACAATCTAGATTTTTTGTCCTTCATGTTTTGAACCGCTTTTTCTAATTTTTTTATCTGTTCGGTATTCATACTTTTTTATATTTTATTTATTATTTTCTTAATTAATAACGAATTAAACGCAATTTTAAATGGTATGGAAACTTCGCTTGATTTCATACCCAAATCTTCGTCAACTTCATTGGATTCTGTTAACACTGTTTCTAAAAAATTTTTAACTAATTCATATTTTACTAAATGAATTTGTTTTTCCTCTTTTATTTCTGCCGTCATATCCGGCGCATCACCTAATTCCTCTTCAACTTCGGCGGTAAATTGTACATATTCATCAATTGCATCAATGTCTACGTAATAGATTTCGTTAAATATTTTAAACATATTCCTCTTTTATTTTTTTTAATAATAAGTTAAAATCGGATAAAGTAGATATTTCCAACTCAGACTTAATGTTTTTATTGTAATCACGTAAAAATTTTACAACAATTTTATCTTTTGGTTTGTTAAGAATTAAATCTGGATTTGATGTAATTAGAATATCCACATTATCCCACATATCATTCTTTGTTGTTTCACTATAAAAAACGACTTTTTCTAAAAGACACCCAAATTTTGAAAGAAAGAAGAGTGATGCTGGTTTTGATTTACCAATTTCGTCAGAAACTATAAGTAAATCATATTCATCTCTTAAATCATAATATAATTCATTAAGAATATTAAATGTGTTCATTTCTGAAGACGGCGCATGACCAAATAATTCCATAGTATATTCTTTATACATAAAATTATATAGTTCATCTTTTGATGGAAAAGTAAAATGATCCAATAAATTTAATGACGTGATGGGGTTTAAAATTTTATACTCAAAAGAATTAACCGTCAATTCCTCATTAATTTCAAGGACTTCGTTTGTTTCACCAGAAAAAGTTAATTCATATTTTTTATCTGTAGATTCAAATTCGTTAGAATCGATTAGATGTTTTTCGTAAACTTGTTTAAACTTTTCTATTGTGTCTCTTAACACACCATTAATCTCAATCCCTATTTTCTTCATATTTTGCCAAAATTTTACTAATTAATGGGTTACGAACATTTTTAGCGTTTCTAAAATCATAAACACCAATATTTGGGATATCGTTAAATCTTTGTATAGCATCATAAAGTCCAGATTGTCTTTTGTCTTTATATCTATCAGTTTGTTCTAAGTCCCCAGATATAAAGAATTTACTATTGAAACCTATTCTTGTCAATAGTAACTTCATTTGATTTGGTGTTGAGTTTTGGGCTTCTTCAAATATAAGGATAGAGTTGTCTATATTCATACCTCTCATATAAGCAAGGGCAAACACTTCAATTATTTCAGCGTCCTTTAATTTTTCTCTAGCTTCTTTACCAATAATTTTATTTAAAAGGTAATACGACGGAAAAATATAAGGATCCAATTTTTCTTCTAAATTACCAGGAAGAGCACCAAGTTTTTCTTCAGCTTCAACAGCCGGCCTAACAATTATAATTTTTTCATATGAATTATCAGGATCGAGTAATAAATCCACTGCGGCCTTCATAGCGATATATGACTTACCAACGCCAGCGGCACCAGATGCAACTGTTATTTCATTATTTTTTAAAATGTTATAATACTCTTCTTGATGTTCTGTTAAAAATTTATTTTTTTGTCTTTTCTTGACTATCGAATTAATAAAGTCTTTTCTTGACAATGGTTGTTGCGTCGTTTCTTCTTTTGTTGCTGTTACTGGTTTTTTTCTAGTCATTATTTATTTTTATTTGTTTATCAAAGAATCCTAACCAATATTCCACCATTTCATCTAACATAGATTCAAAAGTGTATTTTGGTTTCCACTCAGTTAGGTCCCTTAGTTTTTTTGAGTCTCCTTTTAAGTCTGAGAGTTCTTCAGGTCTATAAAATTTTTCATCAATTTTTAAATATTTTTTCCAGTCTAATTCTAGTTTGTTAAAAACGTATTCCACAAGTTCTTTTACTGAATGGGAGATCCCTGTTGAGCAAACAAAGTCGTCTGGAGCGTCTTGTTGTAATATCATCCACATTGCCTCAACATAGTCTTTTGCGTGCCCCCAATCTCTTGTGGCATCTAAATTACCAAGTTTTAATTGGTTTGATAAGCCTAGTTTAATTTTTACCGCTTCTTTACAAACCTTATTTGTTACAAAGTTTGTTCCGCGTCTTGGTGATTCGTGATTAAATAAAATTCCATTTGATATAAACATATTATAAGAATTTCTATAGTTTCTACAAATGTTATATGAAAATACTTTTGCACATCCGTAAGGTGATACTGGGGACATCGGTGTTGATTCTCTTTGGTATCCGTCTTCATCAATATTGTTTCCAAACATTTCAGAAGAAGACGCTTGGTATAGCTTAATTGTTGGGTCAATAAGTTTAATTGCTTCTAACATATTCAATGTCCCTAAACCAGTAACATTCGCGGTATAAATTGGTTGATCAAAAGAGATTCTAACATGAGATTGTGCTGCCAAATTATAGATTTCGTTTGGTTTGATTTTTTGTATCACACTAATTAGTGATGACAAATCTGTTAAATCTGAATAATGTAATTTTAGTTGGTCATAAATATCATCAAGTCTTGATGTTTGGTTTTCAGAAACTGAATTTCTTTTTAATGTTCCGTGAACTTCGTAACCTTTTTCTAATAAAAATTCGGCTAAATACGACCCATCTTGACCGTTTATACCGGTTATTAGTGCTATTTTCATTTAGTAAGTAATTTATAGTTTAATTTAGAATTAGATAAAATACAAAAAGAAGATATGTTAGATTTTGTACATATAAATTTTTTTGTTTTAGATAATGTAAAAACTCCGAATAGTAACTCTACAATATGATTATGTATATCTTCAATTGAGTTATTCATTTTAAAAAATGGTAAAATCATATTTTTGGAAGTAAACATATCATAGGTTATTAACCTATTCCCATACCTTAGTTTAAATTTATTGGTGTCATAGATGTTATCACACATTAAAAAAACATTATCAAACTCATTAGACTCAACCTCATTAAAAATGTTTTCTATGTTTACAATTTTATGGTGACTACTAATATCTGTTGATCTCCTATGAACCCCAACGGTTGTATTAAAGTTAATTTGACTATGTCTTTTATTAAGTAAATCATTTAAAGTTTCATTAGGTATAAAAAAATCTTTGATTATTTTTTCGCTTATTAATCTAATATCCTGATTAAGACTTTCTACATTATAACAATCAAGGTTTAAATCACTTGGAAACAATTCTATGTTTGTATAAAGATGATTATTTATTTTAAAATCATTTTTATCTTGAATTAAAGATATGTCAAACATATTTTCATTTCCATAACCTGGTATATCAAACAAATCGTGATAATATTTTATATCAACGTCTCCATTTAACGTAATGAAGTTTACCATATTTAACACAGATTCTGTTAGATATGAAAATAAACCTCTGTTTACCTCTTTAGATCTGGCGGGTTTGTATAGTCTATGCATTATTAATTATTTTACAAATAAAGTTTATTTCTTCTGACGTAAGATTTTGATTGTTTGGAATATAAAACCCGTATTCGTTTACTTTTTCACAGTTAGGTAAACTAACAAATCCGTAATTTTCATACCACATAGGTTTATTTGACATATTACCGGCAATTAATGGACGTACCTCAATACCGTTTTCAATTAACCTATTAACAATTTCTTTTTTATTTAATGAAACGATTGGATACGCAAAATTTGATATGAAATTGTTTTCATTAATTGGCATCATAAGTTCGTTTATTTTAATGTTATTTCGATATTCAAAAAAGTTTTTGTTTCTTCTCTTTGAATATTTATCCAATTTTTCAATTGCTCTTAGCCCAATAAATGCTTGTAAGTCTGTAGATCTTAAATTAAACCCCGGTAAATAAAAATTATATAAAGATTCAAAATCATCTACATTATATTTTTGTCTTAATTCAATTTGTTTTTCTTTTGGTAAATCTCTATCCCAACCGTGACTTCTCATCATTAGTAGTGTATGGTAAAAATCTTCATCGTTTGTATTGATAAACCCACCTTCAATCGTACTTAAGTGATGTCCAAAATACATTGAAAAAAATGACGCAAAACCAAAAGAACCTAAGTATTTTTCTTTGTGTTTAGACCCCATACTTTCACAAACATCTTCCAATAGTATAACATCATATTTTTCACACATTGAGACTATTTTTTCCATATCTGGAACTAATCCTAATGGTGATACTAAAATTAAAGTTGATGGTGATTCGGTTTTAAAGATTTGTTCTAGACTTTCTAAATCACAAGATAAATCATCTAAATTACAATCACACATAATTGGCTGCATACCAAGTAACATTGGTGAACTAACATCTGTCGCCCAACTTAAACCTGGAACAACAACTTTTTCATTCCTTAATTTATTTGAGTACTTGAGTGCCGCAAGAGTAAGTAAAATTGAGGATGAACCAGAATTAACAAATACTGAATATTTTGTACCAATTTTTTTTGCCCACAAATTTTCCAGTTTTAAAGTTAAATCCCCTTTAGTTAATCTAGGGATTTCATCTTGAGACAACCATTCAATTAAGGCTTTAATATCTTCCTTATTTATTGTGTCGTTAACTAATTTTATCATAATAACTTTTATAAACTAATTTTATTCCTTTAGATAAGGATAACGGTTCAAATTCTGGTAGTAAAGATTTTAATTTATCCGTACAAACATCTTTTCTATATTGACCATTTGGTTTTGTTAAATCCCAATTTATTTCTAAATCTTTAGCGTCACAAGACTCTAAAGCAATTTTGGCCATTTGTTTTATTGTTAAATTTTCATTACCCGCAATATTAAAACTTTCATAAATATTTTTGGTAATAACTTCATATATTATTTTTGCAAAATCATCCGCAAACATAAATTGTCTTAATGGTGTACCATCACCAAATAAAGTTATATTCTTTTCATTATTTTTTTTTGCAATAAAAATTTTTTTAACTAATGCTGTTATGAAATGACTATTAGATTCGTGATCTTTATCACCTAATCCATATAAGTTACAAGGAATTAGATATTGGTATTTTGTACCGTACTGCTTGTTGTAAGCGTCTATCTGTACAGCCATACTTCTTTTTGCATACCCATATGAAAAATTAGTACTTGTTGGTGGACCAAAATGTAAGTCGGTTTCTTTCATTGGGTATGATTCCATCACATCTGGGAAAATACAAGTGCTTAAAACACCAATAAATCTTTTTACATTGTATTTTCTTGCGTACTCAATTAATAAAGTATTCATTAAAACATTTTCTGTAAAATATTCTGCTGGTTTGTTTATGTTGTCTAAAATACCACCAACCTTTGCCGCTAAATGAATTACAACATTTGGTTTATGATTTTCATACATACTAATTACATCCGATTCTTTTGTTAAATCATAATCTTTTGAGGAAAGGTAAATGCCATCTGGGAGATATTTTTTTAAATTTTGACCAACTAAACCACTACCACCAGTTATTACTATTTTCATAAATTTTTTTCCGCTTTAAACCAATTATAAAAAAAATTTAACCCATCCTCAATTGTAAATTTTGGTTCCCAATTTAAATCAGTTTTTATTTTTGTTGTGTTAGCTTTAGCAAACATTATATCACCATCTCTATGGTAATCAGTTATTATAATTTCAGATGTACTATTAGACAATTTTTTTAGTTTATGCGTAACATCTAAAATTTTTATTTCAGTACCAGTACCAACGTCATATGTTTTATAATTAGTTGAGACATTTTCTAGACATTTTATTGTGGCGTCAACAACATCTTCAACATAGATAAAATCCCTTGTTGGGGTTCCGTTATCAAATATCGTAACCGATTTATTTTCTAAAAATAAATTACTAAAAATACTTATGATACCAGTGTACGGGTTATTTAAACTTTGTCCATCACCAAAAACATTTTGGTATCTTAAAATTGTATAAGGAACTTTACTTGATGTTTTTATTAAATTTTCTTGAGCAAGTTTTGTTACAGCATAAACCGATTTTGGGTCGACTATTAGCGTTTCAGAGTTATTTTCTAAATCACCATAAACAGCCCTTGTTGATGATAGAATTATTTTTTTTACATTAGTTTTATTTTTATTTAAAAATTCTAACATAACTGAAGTCCCCACAACATTTGTGTTAACATATCTAGTAATTTCATCCATAGATTGTCCAGTTCCAGTTTCTGCCGCCAAATGAATAATATAGTCTGGGTTTTTTAACATAACCTTTTTCCAGTCTTCGGTACTTGTAACATCACCAAAAACGTAATCCACACCCTCAATTAATTTTGGGGTTTCTTCACCGTGAATCTGTTGTGAAAAATTATCTAAAATAATTACTTCAAAATCCTCCTTTAATTTATTACAAATTTTGGTACCAATAAAACCAGCACCACCAGTTATTAATATTTTCATAAATGCAACTCAATAAATTTATTTATATTATTATTATTATTTAATAAATAAAGATTTTGTTTAATTTTTTCCAAATCCCAATTCCACCATTTTATTAACATTAGTTTTTCAATAGTATCCTCATCAAAACGATATTTAATTAATTTAGCGGGATTGCCACCATATATAGAATAAGGTGGAACATTATTAACAACGTGAGAATTAGTTGCTAAAACTGAACCGTCCCCAATCTTACAACCACTCATTATGGTAACGTTATCTCCTATCCACACATCATTGCCGATAATTATATCACCATTTGTTTTACCATTGTTTAATTTGTCAGATAAAAAAATATGATTATGAACATAACCAAAAGGGTATGTTGATACATTATTTGAATCGTGGTAACCATGTCCGTAATACACACTAACATTTGAAGCAATACTACAAAATTTACCAATTATTAAATTTACGTTAGGAAACTCATTTACAAAAATTTTTTTAATATTTTGTTGTCCGTATGTGTACTCTCCCACTATCATTTTTATTTAATAATTAAACCTTGACCCGTAGGTAATGTTAATATTTTTTTATTTTTTTTCTCTATAAATTCATTATGGTGATAAAGTTGTGATTCACAACCTGGAAACCCATAGTCATCCAAAACAATAATACCACCGGGTACTATTTTATCCCAAAGTACTTCCATACACTCAATCTCCGGTTTATACGAATTTAAATCAATACTCAAAAAACAAATCTTTTTAATGTCTACCGTTTTAAGTGTGCTTGGTAAATATCCCTCAATAATTGATAGATTTTTTTTATTACCATGATTTCTAACAACATCATCATACCAACTTCCATACTTAGAAAAATGATTAGTGTTATCGTATTCAGGACTTGTTCCTTTAAAACTATCAAACATAAAATACTGTTTACTTATATTCTCAAAATCCAAGTACTTATATATTGACGACATAAAAAATCCAAATCCACCACCACAATCAACAAAATCACCTTCTAAATCTTTAACGGTGTGAGCAGCCCAAAGAATTGTGTGTATTCTCCATCTAATATCGTAATTACCCAAATAACCTTTAGTATCTGTGTTTACAACTTCATTATATGAAATTATAAAATCATCCTTGACCATAAAATCAGTGTTTGCGTCAGTGCAAATCAAATCACCACAATATTTTTTCATTTTGTTAATAAACATAATTTATTTATACCCCACATAGTTTTTGGTAGTTCAAACATTTTACATTCTTTTACATTGTCAGTTAAAAACATATTTTCTGACACAGTTAAAAATGGACTATTAAATTTTTTTGTATTAATATAAGACTCAAGTACTGAAACACTATCTTCACCTTCATTAAAAGACATATCATAACCATATAAACTTTTTCCTTGCCATGCTTCAGAATCAGAAGTATGCAAATCCTCAACCCAATATTGACCATTTTCTTTAAGGTATTTAAACAAAGTGCCAAGTGAAATTTGTTGATGTGAAATAACGTGTGAACCATCATCAATTATTATATCAAAACCACCAATTCTTGAGGCTAGTTCGTCTAATTCAACTCTACTTGACTGATCACAAACGTAAGTTGTTACTCTTTCATTATTTTTATCATTTTGATTTACAATATCAATTGCGTGAATTGTTGAATTTGGAAAATAGTCATACCACATTCTTAATGATGGTCCTGAACCAATGCCAATTTCTAAAATGTTAAGTTTTTCAAATCTAATTTTTTCCATATATTCACCATAAACGGAGGTGAAATGGAGTCTTGGTCCGTGATGCCCAACCGATGGCGCAATAGTACCTTTATCTGACGCATATTTATTTGCAATTTCTGATAGTAAATTCATAAGAAGTTTTTTGTTTTATAATAGTTTATTTCATTTGTGTGTTTTTCGTGTGAAACCAAATTAGAAACTTGATTATCTGACATTCTTACCGTCACACAATATTCGTTAATAAAAATTGGTTCACCATATTTTTTACCTAATCTTATGTGCATATCTGAATCATTAATTATGATTAGGTTTTCATCAAAAAGATTTAATGATTCTTTATCGTTTATAAAGAAAGAAACGCTTGGACACCCAATTAATGTTCTAATGTTTGAATCAATGTACGGTAAAATTGGTCTATCAGTTGTCTGTAAGTTTTCATAAAAATGATTAAAGCCAACACCACCCCATTTTTTTAATGTGTTTTCATTAATTGCATTATTTATTAACTCTAAAGTTTTAGGATTACAAAACCAATCATCCATATGCATTATTTTGATAAACTCACCAATAGAATTTTTAATTCCAACATTCATATTAATAGATGAGTTACCTCTACCAATGTTGTTTTTTATATATTTTATTTTTAAGTTTGGGTAACTTTCTAAATACTTTTCTATAACATCATCTAAACTATGATCCACGATAATAATTTCAAAGTCATTAAAAGTTTGTTGATTAATACTTTCTAGTAATTTATCTAACAATTTAGTTGCTAACCCATTATATTCGTATGTCGGTATTACAATTGAAAACTTCATGCGTTTAATTTTTTATTTATTTCACTTTCAAGCCTCAACCAAAAATCGGTATATTTTTTTGCTAATTCAAAGTTAATTTTAATATAGGGTAACATTTCAGAATATGTAGTTTCGTTTAGTATATTTTTCTTAATTATTAAGTCTTCAATGGAATCTACAATTATAAACCCCCTAGTGTCAAAATAATCACCTATATTTGGGCACCCCCAATAAATAGGGATTGTTCCGGTAATAAGGCAATCTATAAGTTTTTCTGTAAACCAGTTGTCTATTTTTTCATTTTCAACAACGATTGAGAACCTGTAATCTTTAAGAGCTGTAATTTTATTTTCAATCGGATTATAACCACTACCAAATAAATCTAATTCCATAATATTACTTTGTATGATTTCGTGTCTTAATCTATGACCAACCGTTTTATTTGCGGGCGAAGCTATAATTGAGATTTCTTTTGTTTTTTTATGTATTTTTTGATCTTCTTCATTAATCCAACAAGATCCAAAAGGGAATAAAACACTATTCGTACATTTATTAAGTATGTCATTATTCCAAGCAAAAATTATATCAAATTTATTTTGACTATATATAATCATTTGTACTATGTCTTGAATTGATGGTGGTTCTATCTGTACCAGAACCTTAAAGTCGGCATCGATTACAGTTGTTGGTAAATCGAAAGATATTGAGACTTTTTTATTAAAAAAAAGTTCTTTGTGTAAAGTGCCCAATGTTTTTGCTTTTATATTTTTTTCCATTCTGTTGGTATTAGATCATCTGTAATGTGTTTTGAATGTGTACCAAACCAAATTTTTGGTGCAAACACTTTTTTGTTTTTGTTATTATTTAACCAAGCACCCCACCAAGAAAATGTCGAGTTAGCGATAATATTTTCACGACACATAGACATTAACCATAAATCATTGTAATCAGTATTTCCTTCAATAAAGATTACGTTTTTATCTTGGATAATTAAATTTTCTTTACACCATAAAATATCGTCCGAAAAAATTAATATGTTTTTAGATAAAGTTTCATTAACACATTTTTGATAATATTCAAGATTTAAAGTTGGGTGGATATTTTCGTAATTTAAATAGTCACCTCTACGAACGTGAATAGAACAAGAATTTTCAAAATCAATATGACTATATTTTTTTTCAAGTAAACTTTTATTGAAATCATCGATTGAAAATAATTTTAACAATTCTTCCCGGTGTTTTAAAAAATATTTTTCACTTTGAAAATACCCGTTCATAAATAAATTTTTTAAAGATGGAATCTCTTTATAGTGAAAAAACGGTTCTTGATATTGATTTTCATAAAAAACTAAACCATAATTTAGATTTCTAAAAATATTAGTTTTATAAGTTGACATATGTTTATGAACAGTTACAATTTTACTTTCGTCAATTATAAAACTGTCATTGTTCTCAAGAGCAAAACTATACGCTGCCGATATCTGAAACATATAGTTTCCTAAACCTCCGGCTAAACTAATACCAATCATTTAACCCAATTCCAAGTTTTTATGTGTTCCACTAATTGTTCTTTATTCATTGACATAACTTTCCTATATTCATTTCCATTATGATTATACATAGGGTTTGCATCAGAACTGTTATGTGTTCTTTGGTGTGTTAAATGATATAGTACACCGTCTATTCGATAAATTTTATGACCCATTTTTTCTATTCTTCCAATTCTTTCCCAGTCTTCGTGTCCCCAGGAAACAAAGTTTTCATTTTCTAAACCAATTTTAGTGTAAGAATCCTTTTTAAAAAATATTGCACCACCCAATGAATTTGGATTAAATAAAGTACAAGTGTCTAAATTAATCTTATCAAATTCGTTATTTGATATATTATCAAAATATGTCGGTGGTATATCATAGAATTTACCAGCATACGGGAAAACAAAATCGGCACCGGTACCTAAAGCAAATCTAGAAGCAACATACTGTTCTGGTTTGAATAAAACATCAATGTCGTAGTTTACAACAAAGTTTGTTTTAGACATCTTGGTCATATCATTTAACATTTTTGTTCTATGAAATAAATGACTGTCATTTTTTTCAAAAACGTAAGTTAATTTTTCTGATATTGATTTAACAAATTCTTCGTTTGAAGTCTTGTCTGATTCCATAACGATTATGTTGGTATCAAAATGGTTTTCTAAAAATGCAATTGTAATTCTAAAATTTCTTTTTCTATCCTCACTATCAAACCTTACCGGGATAATGAAAGTTACGTCTTTAAAATCTATCATATTATCTTGTTGAGTATAAATAATTTATTGTGTTTTGTACAGCTTGTGGGTGTACAATAGGTGTTTCTGTTGGTGCCATACCGTGTTTTTTCTTATAATGTTCGGTACCAATTCTAAAATTTTCATTCCATTCTGGTGTTCTAGCAATTGTACTTTCTTGTATTGAGTTTGGAATATCAGTCAAATAATCCCAACTATTTTCAATATCGGCAAAATACCAGAAAGGAGGGTGAAATTTATTTTTAATTGCTTGATAGGTATGTTCTACGTGTTCCCAAGCGTTTTT